CCCCCATTATTAGGTATTGCAAGAATAAGAAAAAAGTCGTATCTTTGCACCCGTAAACAAGAATAGATGAATCGTAGGAGTACGGTAATTGTTTGAAACTATTAGTTTGTTTGAAATATGACTTTTAGATAGAATATATTAATAAAACGAATCTTGTTCGCTAATAGAAATAATTCATAATGTTTTTGTATTAAATGCTAAAGCTCATCCGGGAGGATGGGCTTTGCTGTTGATATACAGATGGTTATATTTGCATTGGTGCTGGTGTTGAAAATATCTAGCACCAAAATAGCACCAAATTTTTAGCTAGCACCAAAAAGAAAAATAACAAATTGCTGTTCAGAAGTTTAGCCTAGCTTTTACCCACTATTATTTTTATAGTCTTTTAACAAATAGCCAAATGTATAATACGTGTATTTCAAATGTATAATAAAGTGTAGTTTTACTCGTTTTTCACAAAACTTCACATTTGGTTGTTCAAAAAAAAGTTTCTATCTTTGCACCAGTCAAACGTAGCGGAATGACAAATGAAAGAAGACCTCCTTTCCGGCGAAAGCCGACAAGATATGGAATCCCTGAGTTCTAGACCGCTACCTAGGCTTGGGGATTCTCCTTTTTTATCCCTGAGTTTTTTGGCAAGACATACGAGGTTCAATCCGTGCAGTCCTCTTCGGGGTTATCGACCGATATATAAAACTGCTCAGTCTAGTAGAATATATCCATTTAGGTAAACCCTGCGCTGTCCGATCCATTGACAACAGGTGCCCATCTGCCGCAAGGCACTACCCCTATATGGATGAATCAAACAAAGTGGGTAACTTTGTTCTATGTAGGCTTTGGTAGGGAAAAATCTACTGCTTATAGTAGTTAATAATTAAATAAAGATTTTCCTTGCTGCTGCCCTCTCCCTATGGGGATGGGTAAAGAATGGATAGTATATATAGTTGAACTAAAAATTATATAATATGGCAATTGTAAATATAGATTTATCTGAGTATGATGCTGTACGTAAGCGTAACTCAGAGTTGGAAGAGCAAGTAAGGGAACTCAAAAAGTTGAATGAGTCCTTGAAGCAGGGTGCAAAGGTGATTCTTCGTAAGGAGACCACTTTGCTTTTTAATAAACCTCGCACATCGTGGTATGACAATGAGGATAACGAGCCTCAAAGAAAAAACATCGAATCATCCGAGTCTTATGTTAACTTCGAGGACGTTCGCTTGAAAGTCGAACAGGCTATGCAAGACGAGGTTAATCGTAGTATTCACGACAGAAACATGGAAAAACAAGCCTATGCCGACAAAAAGAATAAGCTTGACAACAAGTACAAGAAAAAGGCAAAGGACTTGGAAGTGGATTATAGTCGGAAAGAGATCGAATTGCGTAACAAGTATTCTGCTATGGTTACCAATTTCGAATCAGAAAAACTTCGCATTCTTAATCTGCTCCCTAACATACGGAAATTAGCAGAAGAGTTGCATGATGATTTAGTTAAGCGATTCTTTATGCCAAAGCATGCTGTAGAATTAGCGGAATCTATCATGACTATTGCCAATGACTAGTTCTTCTGCTGAATACTATAGAACTCACCCAGCAGCTAGGGCACGGAAGGCGGCTTACGATACACGCTTTGAGTCTTCTCCTGCACAGAAGGCGAAGCGTAGGGAGCTGGCTCGGCACAATGCCGAACACGACAAGAAGTATGGCTCAGCATCCCGAAGGGGTATGGATGCTTCACATACCAAATCAGGAATTAGATATAAACCATCATCGGTGAATCGTGGTTCCAAGACGGATATGGCTGGGGATAGAAGAGCTAGGGGCGGTCGCTGATAGTGATTGTCGGAACATACGGAAAGAATAAGAGGGAGTGCTCACGCATTCCCTCTTCCGTTATCAACAATCTATTAACCTTAAATAAAAACCTTTAGCCTATGAATTTTAATTTCTAATCACTAAAATCAATGAACAAAATATTTCTAAGAACCCATTAACCTTCCTCCTCAGACATCTGCTTCAACTTCTCTGTAAGCGCATTTGCAATCTCACGCTTATCTTCGAGAGTGACGGTCTGCAGCTTCGGACAATTAAACTCCAGCATCTTGATGAAGGTGCTGACCTTATCCTTCGGCTCGCATTTGTACCATGCAGCCATAAAATCATCCCAAGCATCTCTAGTGAAGTCGGCACACAGCTCACGAAACTCCTTCTTGATAGGAGACTCGTAACCTTTCTGCTTTCCGCCGGATTTCGCCCGACCTTTCTCGAACTGACCTTTAGAATTTCTGTCTGTTGCCATATCCTTCACTTAATATGATGCAAAGGTACACACAATCCTGCACATAGAAATCTTATCTATTAACTTTTTGCTGCTAAGTTAATGGATAAGATGCTTATATAATAAGGTATAGTTATCTTTGCTGCAGTTTAAACGTTTAAAATAAATTTTTATGTTAGGATCATTAATCGGTGCAGGACTCGGTGTTGCAAGTAGTATCTTTGGTGGCATATCAGCCCGAAAAGCAAGACGAAAGCAGGAGCGGATGCTTGCACAGCAGGAACAGGAAAATCAGGCATGGTATGATAGGAAGTACAATGAAGACCCTACCAAGCGTGCCGATACCGTAAGATTGCTCACTCAGATGCAGAAGCAGATCAAGAACAGAAACAAGGCTGCTAAGGGCAGACAAGCGGTGATGGGCGGCACAGAAGATTCCACCACTGCGGTGAAGGAAGCGAACAACAAGACTCTTGCCGACACGACCTCTCAGATTGTGGCTGCAAATGAGGCTCGCAAGGATGCCATCGAAGGTCAGTATCAGGCGAGAAAGGATGCTATTCAGAACAAGAGGATGGGGCTGGAAGCTGAGAAGGCTGCTGATACTGCTAGCGTGGCTGCTGGGGTTGCCGGAACTGCTGCCAATATCGCTTCTACCATTGATAGCGGATTGGGTGGTGTAAAGAAGGCTCCGAACATGAATGTGACTCAGGAGCAGTTAAGTGGTATCGCCAAGAATCCTGATGATGTTCTCGGCTTGAAGGCTAAGACTACCGGTCTCCCTTCTGAGGGTGAGCTGAATAGTCTGGGTGCTAAACTTCAAAAGGTAAACGTATAGCTTATGGGATTGGCAGATTATTTACGAACGAACAATGGCTTGAAGACTACACAGAGTGTACTCAACAAGCAGCAGAGTGGTGTGGATGCTGTTCGGAAGGCTTCTCCTGAACAGATCAATATGAACACCGCACAAGCTATGCTCCATGGCAAGGAGGAGCAGCTAACTCCTCCCAAGGATGCCCATGAGCAAGCGGTGAGGATGAACCAGCAGACTGCCGAGGGTATGCTGAACGGCTCTATCCCTATCGTGAAGAAGGAAGAGCCGAAGCCGGAACCCAAGCAGGAGCCGGAGAAGAAGCAGTTGACCTATGCAGAAATGTATAAGATGCTGAACCCTGCTGATATTGAATCTCCTGAGCAGAGAGCACAGAGAGAGAAGAACGAGAAGCGGAAGGCTCGTATCGCTGTCTTTGGGGATGGTCTTCGGGCACTCGCCGACATCTACTTCGCTAGCAAGGGAGCCAAGGTGGTACACAATCCTGAGTCGGATATGACTGCTGCTATCAACAAGCGCAAGGCTTATATGGATGCTCAGCGTGAGAAGAATCGAGCGGCTTGGCAGGCTGGCTATCAGAGGGCATTGGCTCTGGATGAGGAAGCGAGAAAGAACAACCTGACTCTTGCCGAGCAGATGAGGTATCACGATATTATTGCTAAGAACAATGATAGCAAGAATGATCTGAGCCAACAGAGAATTGACCAAGGTAACAGAAGACTTGACCTGTCGAAGATGAAATATGATACTGATGCTGATTACAAGAAATCCATCTTGGCTATCAAGAAAGCTCTGGCTGATGGGCAGATTTCCCACTGGCAAGCACAAGAGGCTATCCAGCGTATGAATGCTGAGTCTGGTCGTATTCGTGCCAACAAGTCGGGTAGTGGTGGCTCCCGAAAAGGTTCCTATTCGGGAGAGGTTGATGAGTATATGGATTTGATGGAAAAAGACCCTGAGGGTATGGCTGAGGCTGCTAGGGAAGTCAGAAGGATGGGGTACTCGCCTAAGACTGCTGCCGGAAAGAAGGCTCAGAAGATTGCCTATCAGCGTAAGCATGGTAAGCCTAAGCAGCATCATACATCATCATCCAATAATGGAGGTAAGAAGAAGACTGGTGTAAACTGGTAACAGAGTTGGTAACAAAAATTTGGTAACAAACATATATATATTATGGCAGAAAGACCATTATACACTTTATACAAGAATCTGAAAGCACAGAACTATGATGTGCCGGACGATTACAATAAGTTTGAGAGTGCCCTGACCAGAGACGGAAAGGGTGGTGCAGACAACAGACACGCTATCTATGAGAATTTGAAGGATCAGAACTTCGATGTTCCTAAGACCTATGAGCGTTTCTACTCTGCACTCTTTGAACCTCGTAGTAAGACTTCATCAAGGGCGAAGGGCGGTAGTGTTCCTATGAGTGCTGCTGATCGTGCTCGTTTCTCGGCTGGGGCAGCAGCTATCTCGGCTAGTGCTCAGCACACGATGAATAATGCTGGCAGATACAACAGACTGAAACAACGCAAGCAGAAACAGCAGAAGGATTTCGGTCGTGTGAACTTGGGTACACACCAGACTCCTTATGGTGGTGATGCCAACAATGTGGTGAAGGATGATTTCGCTTACAATCCTGAGACTGGCAAGGCTGGCGCATACGTATCTTCTGATAATGAGAATGTTTATTCTCAGCCGGAAGCCGAGCAGGAACAAGCTGTACTTGACCAGCAGAACAATGCCTATCAGGAAGCAGTAGATACTGGCGAGATTCCATCCGTCTTCGATGTTCGTGACAAGAATGGTAACTATGACTTGCAGGAGAACATCAACAAGAATGGAACCTACCTTACTGAGGAGGGTGCTCGCAATCAGTTTGATAAGAAGCTGGCGGATGCCTATGCCCGAAAGAAGGAGATTGAAGCTCTTATCGCTGAGGATCATCGTCAACACGGAAATCCTCTGCTCTCTTATGGTGCTAGTATCGGTGCAAGTAACGGAAGAACTGCAGAACAGAGTGACTATAGTAACAAACTGGCAATATCCCTTGCTCTGGTTAAGCAGCAGATCGGTGCGCTTGAAGCGGTGAAACAATACCCTACCAGTAGCTGGGGTGAGGATGCTTTGAAGGCTCTTGACAATACTGTATTCACGGCTAAGACTTGGGATTTCGGTCTGACAGACTTTGCTACAATGGGTCAGATGGAGCGTATCAAGACAAAGATGGACAACAACCTTCCACTCTCCGGCTCCGATAAGATGCTCTTGAAGAGTAAGCTGGGTGCGGATGCTGCTGCGGCTCTTGAAGACGAGAAGATGGGCAACATCTATCGCTGGACAAAGATTGCCGGACAGTCTCTCCCATTTATGGCAGACTTCTTCCTGACTGGCGGCTATGGTGGTGTTACTAAGGCTATCAGCCGAGGAGCTTTGAAGTTCGCTGCTAAGCGTGGCATGGGCAAGGTGAGTGCTGCCATCTTGAAGAATACTGGTATCGTGGCTGGCGATGTTATCGGCTCGTATGCCATGGCTGGATCAGAACAGGCGATGAAGACTGGAGCAGACATCATGCAGCGACATCTGGGTAGTCTATATCAGGATGAGAAGGGTGATTACAAGTTCGGTACATTCGATGAGAACGGAAATCTCCTGCATGAGGGTGGCGAGTCTATGGGTACTGCTCTCTATAAGGGTTTGACCTCTGCTATGGTGGAGAACTATACTGAGAAGCTCTTCGGTCATAGCTATGGTATCAAGAAGGGTGCAATCAACTTTATGGAAAAACATGGTATGAATGCTTCTGCTGAGTTCTTCAAGAATATCGGCAAGAGTGGATGGTACACCAATTCAAAGAAGTGGATGGAGAAGTTCGGCATCAATGGCTTCGGTGAAGAAGTGATGGAGGAAGAGATTGGCATTCCTCTTCATGCTTTATTGGATGGAGACAATAAGTTCTCTGACCTCCTTGATACTAAACAGCAACTTGACATCATCGGTGGTATGGCTCTATCTGTCGGCTCTATGTATGCGATGGGTGCTGGCTCCCGGCCAGTCAAAGGTGTGTACAATCGTGCTCAGTACTACCGATTCCGTAACAAGGTGAACGTGGCTGATAGTGATGCTCAGAACCTGATGGGCGATAAGTGGGCAGACATCAAGGATAAGATTGACAACACGACCAACGAGCAGATGGGTGGTGTGTTGGCTGATATTCTCAGACAGAGAGACACCATGAGCAAGGATCAGATTAATGCTGCCATCAACTATGGTATCAATCTGATGAAGATGCGTGGCTACAATGTTGCCAAGACTGCCGAAATGAATGCTAGAGAGATTACCAACGAGCCAACAACTCCTGAGGAACAGCATCAAGAGGATATTGATAATGCTTACTCTGAGGGTCACGATGCTGATGATGCAGACAAACACGACATTCAGTTGGAGCATGAAGACCAGATGAAGACTCTTGCCGGATTGCTGAATATCTCCGAGCAGCAGTTGTCAGCTATGAATGATGATGAGCTTCAATCCCTGACTGGGCAGAACGACAAGCTCGACCAAGCTATCTATGACTACCAGTTGTCTTCTGCTCGTTACCAAGGTGTGACAGATGATGCTCAGGATAAGATTGATATGGCGGCAAATCAGGCAGCTCAGCGTGTTGATATGTACACAGACAAGAGCCGTGGCTCCGTCCGTAACGCTACGGTTAAAGCTAGTGGTGGTGCGGAAGATTATGGTGTGTACATTATCTCCGGCAATATTGCTACCAACGAAGATGGTTCTATCAATGTAGCGGATAGCGATGATATGATTCTCTTCTATGATCCTACAACAAATTCTGTTGAACATGCTGATGCTCTGAGATTCGCTGAACTGGGTGATGAAGTTCCTGCCGATGATGTGAAGGCTCAGGCGGTAGCTGACGCAAAGGAAAAGGCTATCAAGGAAGTTGCTGGTATTGTTGATGGCACAATAGATGTTGGCTCCCAGTTCAAGGTTACTGGTGCTGATGGTTTGGAACATACCTACGAGATTCTTGCCGACTATGGCGATGGTACTGCTGCAATCTCTATTGATGGTAACGTGGTAGAGAATCCATATTCGCTTGAAGACTTGCAGCAGTTGAAAGACTTGGAGGATCAGAAGAGACTGGAAGCTGCCAAAGCTCAGCGTGAGCAGATGGAGAAGGAGCGTGCTGCCCAACAGACTGAGCAGACTCAGGAGACAGAGCAGCCGGAAGAGACTCAACCTTCATTTGACTTCAATCAGATTCTTAATGATAATGGTAACGTGGTGCTTGTTGATGTTCTTGATAAGGATGGCAACACTAAATACCCTGACTCTAAGTTGTTCCTCATTCGTGATGCTGGTGCTAAGGCAAAGGTTGTTGAAATGAAGAGTGATGGCACATTCGTTCCTCATGCAGTGAGCAAAAAGAATGTGGCTACAATCTCTTCTATGTCTCTTGATGAGTACAAGCAAGCGATGGCTGAAACCTCAATGATAGAGGAGAATAGTGGTGCGATAGAGGCTGATAGAGGTGGAATAGAGGTGAATGATGAACTCCCACCAGTTCCTGATAATGTGACAATCAATGGTGACGGAACATACTCTGTTGATGGTGCTGTGCAGGGTGGAGAAAATACTACTGCTCCATCTGAACAGACAGAACAGACTCCTAGTATGACTCTCGAAGATGGAACCATCGTGCCTATGCTGGAGGATGGCAATCCTGATTTTTCGAAGCTGACTGCTGATCAGACTGCTGAGTTGTATGACTCCCAGTTTGGTGAGGATGCTGATAGCGTAATCAGTGGATGGGTATCTGATGCCAAGAAGGCACTCGACAAGGCGAACAATATGACCGTGAAGGGTAAGAACTTCGTGGAACAGAAGGCGGCAAAGGAAGCCAAGGAGAAGGCGATTGCTGATGCTCAGGCTGCCTATGACTCTGCTATTGCTATCCGTGATGCCTATAACAGCAGACAACTTGCCAAGGTTGAGGATGATGCTGAGGGCAGAAAAGAACTCATAGAAAAGGCAAGAAGAAAGTTCGCTCGCTTGAAGAGTGCGGTAAAGGATGATGCAGAGGCAGTATCTCAGCTATACAAAGATGTAGTCGGCTCTCTCCTGCATCGTCTGTATGATGGCACTGGCATTGATGTGACTGATACGATTCCGCTTACTGCTGAGGAGTATGTGGCTAGCAACCTCGGTGCTCACTCTCTCAACTATGAGGGAACAGAGACAAGCAAGGGTGTTAAGCAGGAAACTGGATTGAGCAGAGAAGACTTTGCCAAGACTCAGCTCCTCGCTGCTGATGGTAAGGGAACTACCATTGATGATCTCGTACATAGTCTGTGGGAGAATCGTCCATCCAACCTTGAATCTCTCGATACTCAGGATATTCGCAATGCCCTTATTGGTGTGCTCACTAGCGGTTTCAAGGCTTCGGAAGCTAGAAACTACATTGATAATCTCCGTATTGCTCAGGCTGAGAACATTCTTGAAGAGCAGAAGAAGGCGGCTGCCAACGCTGCATTCGCTGAGGAGAATAAGGCTGAATCAGAACAACAGACTGAAACGGCTCCTGAATCAGAGAAGAAGACTGGGGAAGATAACTCTGATGAGATTAATGATGAGGAGAATGAGCAGACAAATGCTCCTGAGCAGAATAAGTTCCCTGATAAACTAAGGGATGGTAGCAAGGCTATTGAGGTTCCTGAGGATGCAACGGACGAGAATCCGTTTGGTGCTCAGCGTGAACAGACTGACCTACCTTTCTCTACTAGGGATAATGGCACACAGCAGACAACATCTGAGCGTGCTGCTGATGTGGAGAAGAATAAGGTGGATGATATGAAGGTCGTGGATAATATCGTAGGGCAGAAGACTCGCAAGGCTTTCGAGAGACTGGCTAAGATGATGGGTGCTAGCATTCAATGGCAGTACTCAGACAAGTTGGGTAACGGCTGGATTCAGGAGACTACGGATGCTGATGGCAACGTTCATCGTACAATCTTCATCACTCTTGACTCTTCTATCACGGAAGGTGCTCAGTTTATCTTCGGTCACGAAATGACTCACCAGATTAAGCGTCTGAACCCTGCAGCATACAATGAGTTGACTCAACTTGTGCTTCATACCTATGGTAGTGATGCCTTTGATAAGGCGATAGATGAGACTATGCAGAGATATTCCGATGCCGGATTCTCTGGACGTGCTAGAGATTACTATGCCGAGGAGGTTGTTGCTGATGCGGTAGGCGAAATGATTCGTGACCTCAACTTGGCTCACACTCTCGCTATGAAGATGTCTCATCCTCTGCTCGCTGCTATACATGAGATTTTGCAGAAGATTAAGTTGGCATTCTATGGTACTGAGTATAGCGATGTGACCAAGAACATCATCCGCTCTATCGAACAAGCCTACGTGAAGACTGCCAATGGTCAGGTGACAAACTCCGAGACTGGCGAGGACGTTTCCTTCTCTCTACGTCAGAAGCCTGAACCTAAGAAGAAGGGTATCGGCTACAAGGTGTTCGTATTGAAGGATGGCAAACTCTATCCGCCAATGGTAGCGAATCCTGATGGTGCTGCTACTCCAGTGGGTGTATGGCTCGATGCTGATGCTGCTCCTATAGCAGGAGAAAGCAAGACTGGCAGACCTCAGGTTAAGCAGGGCGGCAAGGGAACACAAGGTGGTAGCGGTAAGCTAGCCTATAGACCAGGCTGGCATCTTGGTGTAGTGCCTTACGCTATCCAGTTCAACCGCAAGGATACTGAGGGAAACAAGACTCTTTTCCCAAAGAACTTCGTCTTCGCTGAGGTGGAGTATGCTGCTGATGTAGATTATCAGGAGGAAGCTCGCCAAGAGGGTATCAATCCATCGGGCAAGTATCAGCATTCATTGGCTGGCTTGAAACATCTGCCTACCGATGGCTATTATATGTATCGTACCAACCCGAACCCTGAGACTGACCCTTGGGTGATTACTGGTGCGATGAAGGTGAATCGTATCTTGACCAGAGCAGAGCAAGCTGACTTGGTAAGCAAGGCTGGTCGTGAACCTCAGCAGATTCAGGAGGGCGATATTGTTACTGATGATGTTGTGAACAGCATCAATCAGGAGATAGCTGATGCTCCTAAGTTCTCGTTGAAGGTGTATCATGGTAGCGGTGCTGACTTCACAGAGTTTGACTTCGACCACATGGGCGAGGGTGCTGGCTCACAAGTTTTCGGTTGGGGTGGATATGTTACATCTTCCAAGAAGATAGGAAAGAATTATGCTACTCTGATGGACAATGACCCTTCTAGGGCATATTATCACATTCAGCATTCCAATGGTACAAGGTTCGCCAAGAAATATCCTACTCTAGAATCATTCCTGCATGGTGATAAGCAAATAGCCATGAATGACAAGTTTACAGAGCAGGAAAAGATTGACTTCTACAATGAAATGAAGAAGTTGGCTGAGCCATACCATAATCTCTATGAGGTGGATATACCTGATGATAATGGCAGCAACTATCTGGATTGGGACGCTCCTATAACTGATGAACTGATAGATAAGGTAGCTAAAGCACTACCTTCTTTGCGTAGCTATGATATTGAGAACTTCAAGAAGGATAGAACCTTTGATAACTTCTATAAGACTATCTCAATGAGAAGTGTTAATGATGATGCAAGTTTCAATGATGATAAGGCTGCAAGCAAACTTCTCTCTTCTCTTGACTATACTGGTATCAAGTATAAGGCTGGTCGTAACTTTGGTGGTGCAGAAGAAGGTGATACCAACTATGTTATCTTTAAGCCTGAGGATATGAAGATTACAGAGCACACCAAGTTCTCCATCAAGACCTATCATGGCTCCCAAGCATCATTTGACAAGTTCGACCACTCCTTTATGGGTAGTGGCGAGGGTGCTCAGGCTTATGGCTGGGGAACCTATGTGAGCGAGGTAGAAGGTATCGCTAAGGCTTATGCTAGGAAGAATGCAAAGAAGAATGCGCCTTCAGGACTGATGTATGATACTGTCGCACAGGATTTGGTAGATACCAAGTCTGGTCTTGATTTATTGGAGGATGAGTTGAAAGATGCAAAATCCTATGTAGATTTGTATCAATCAAGACTTGATGAGGCTAAGGAAGAACTTTCAAAGGCAAAGGAAAGTGGCACTGGTCTTGGTATTGATATGTATGAATCTGATGTTGAGTATTATAGCAAGCAGGTTGAAAGATATAAGCAGACTGTAGAAACTAAGGAAAGTGACATTAAAGATGTAAAGACTAAGGTTGACGCTTTGCAGAAGAAGTTGGATTCCATGGAAAAACCACGTAACCTTTACTCTGTTGATATTCCTGATGATACTGGTCGCAACTACATCGGTTGGGATGAGCCTTTAGGTGCTGCCAAGATTATGCGTCTGCCAAAGGTGTTCAAGGCTGATGGCTGGGAATACAAGAAGGTTGGGCAGTATGATACTTACAAGATTGATGGTAACGAACATGAGGTTTGGCTTGAACCATCTTTGACTACTGGCAAGGAACTTTATAGAGATTTGACGAATGCTCTAGGTAGCGACAAGGCTGCAAGCGAATTTCTCTCAAAGGCTGGCTTTGTTGGTGTAAAGGTTATTGCCCAGCGCAATGCTGGCGGCAACAAGGAAGGCAGGATGAACTATGTTATCTTTGATGAAAACAATGCCCAGATAACTAGTCATACCAAATTCTCGTTGAAGGATAATCAGGGGAATCCTCTGAATCAGGATGGTACTTTGAAGCTGGATAAGATTAAGTCCGTTGATGAGTTGACGGATGAAGATTTCTTGCATCCTACTAGAAATGTAGAATTGCCTAGCTTACCAAAGAAAATTGCTGATGCTATCGGAACAGAAGGCAAGCCAGTTGTTATCAAGAAGAATATCTTTGAGCGTAATTATATGAGGCATAAGGACGTTACTCCTGAATTGAGTAAAGTAATCTTTAAGTCTGCTTTGTACGATCCTGATTTGTATGGTCAGAATCAAAAGAAAACTAGACCATATAATTGGGTACTTATCAACACGAAGGACGAGAAGGGCAATAACCGCACAGTATTATTAGAGGTAAATCCTAATAAAGATAATGTTGAAATCGTTCATTGGCACTTTATTGACGAAAGAGGATTGAAAAAAATAAAAAAGCAAGCTGACCGTGAGGACGGGCAACTCCTCATACTGCCTTCCAATAAGGAAGAGGTCGGTGCCCTTTCCGACCCTACGGTCAACTTGTCTGCTGCAAAGATAGACAATTCTTCTGAAACTGCCAAGGAAAATGGCGAAAAGTTTTCATTGAAGGATGAAAAAACTATGTTTGGTATGCACAACATCAGCATTGACAAGTTAAGAAAGGCTATCAAGCAGGGCGGTTTTGCTGCTCCTTCTATGGGTGTTGTTGACTCCAAGAACGGAATCTACTCTGACTATGGAGAGATTACCCTGATTCCTAAGGCTGAGAAGCTGGCGAAGAGAACTGGCAAGAATGCTGGAACCTTCACAGCTGATGCTTGGACTCCTACCTATCCTCAGGTGGAGAGAATCATGAATAAGCAGGGCGAGAAGGTTTTCAATACCGACATGAACGAGAAACTTGGTGATGTGGATAATGGTATCTATTCCAACATAAGAGAAAGCTGGAAGGGATATTTGTCAAGTGGCGATGTTCGTGACGGATTGTACTGGCACTACTTGTTTGATAAGGGCATGAACCCTGAAACTATCTATCAGACTGGAAAGTATGACAACGACATTACCAACGAGGTGATGCGTATCTCAGATAATGGCAACAAAACTGATTATACTGATGAAGAGGTAGCAGAACTGATTCGACTGATGAATAATGCTACTGGCAAGGATAATGACGTAGATACTCAGCGTGAGAAATTGAAGGCTCGTATCGCAAGTGCAGAAAAGCAGGGCAATCATCTTCTTGCTGCATTAAAGAAGAAACGTCTTGCAGAACTGGAAGGTGTGGAGAACTTCTATATCGCTGCTGATTTCGTGAAAGATGTGGTTCGCAATAACAGAAAGAACGGAAAGGTAGATGTTCACGACACAATGAGTGTTGCCAAGGAAAAGGTTGAGAATGATAAGAAACTCTCTGCTGATTTCCCGTCTTGGCTGGATAAGAAGACTGAGGAATATGGTGTTGAGGAAATGCTTTACAATGGCACTACACCTAGCGGTAAGCCTAAGTATATCCCTAATACTATAGACAATGCCGTAAAGCTCATGAAGAAGCAGGGTGTGGCTGGCGGCTATACTGCCTTCGGCTCAGAACTTGGTGTGTTCATAGCAAAGAACTCTCCTGAGGTTAATACGCTTGCTGCCATGAAGAAAGCCAAGGATAAGTTGATTCCTTTTGGCGATGAGCGACACAACCAGATAAAAGACAAGATTACCAAGGAGTTCTTGGAATTGTCTGATGAAATCCGTGTTGGCTCCAATAACAGATATGCGTTTGATGATAGCGGTGTTTCTCGTATGGTTGAACTTACTGATCATAAGGGAAATGAAAAGGAGTATTTGAAGAAGGCTTATAATGTTGAGGTATCTGATGAGTGGATGGATAGATACAATAAGTTGCTTGATACAATCAAGAAAGACTATAAGGTGTTCTACTTTGAAACCAAGTTTATGAGACCTTACGGACTTGATGAGTTTGAAAAGGCTATCGTTCCAAGCGATACTCCAAGCGATGTGGTAGATGCCTTGAAGAAGGCAGGTATTGACGTAAGCAGCTATGAGCGTGGAAATGCTGAGGATAGGCAGAAGGTTACTATGGATGCAATCAATAGTAGCGACAATATCCGATTCTCTCTGAAAGAAGAAAAGGAGAAGATTATTGCTGATGCCAAGGCAAACGGAACCTATATGACTGCTCCTAATGGTGAGAAGACCAAACTGGATGCAGAACAATGGGCAACCGTCCGTACTGCCAACTTCAAGAACTGGTTCGGTGATTGGGAGAATGACCCTGAGAATGCTTCCAAGGTGGTGGATGAGAATGGTGAACCTCTTGTAGTTTATCATGGAACAACAAATGATGAGACTAAAAGCGTATGGAATGAAAAGACTAAAAGTTATGATACGTCTCATGAGCCGTTTACGGTTTTCAAAAGAGAGGTAGATGGACTTCCTAATAGTGGTCTGTTCTTTAATAGTAGTGAGGATAATGCCTATGAGTATGGTTATAATAACTATGCTGTATATCTGAGTGCAAAGAATCCACTTGTTATAGATTGTAAGGGAAGCTTGTACAATTCTATTAAACATGATGGAAAAACGATGGATACCTACGATTGGGCTAACTGGGCAGAGGAGAATGGATATGATGGAGTTATCTTCAAAAACATCAAAGATGGTGTTGATTATGGTTCGATGCAAAATACAACGGATGATTACGTTGCATTTAATTCCAATCAAATCAAGTCTGCCGAGAATAATAATGGTGATTTCTCTTCTGGTAACAACGATATACGATTCTCTCTGAAATCTATGATGACGAAACCAGAGGGATGGAAGCAAGCCAACAAAAAGGCTATACATATTGCAGAAGCTATTGAGCGTGACCCTAAGTTCTCTTTGAAGAATCTTGATGGCACTCTCATTAAGGCTGGAACCTACTTTAGCGGTGGCGGTCTTGTTGAGGAAGGCTTGAAGGGTATCATTGACCCAGTGGTGGCGGTGGAGTATGATGAGAAGATAAGCGGTGTATATCGCAACAACTTCGGGCAGCATATCGTTACTGCTGATGTCCGTGACGTTGATCCAAAGGAATTGGTGAAGCAGATAGATGGCGAGGTGGAGTACTTCCATGCCAGCCCAGTCTGCAAGAACTACTCTCAGGCGAAGAGTAACCACGCTGAGGTGGAACTTGACAAGGAGACTGCTGCTAGTACTGCCGAGTTTATCAATGCCGTTAAGCCAAAGGTGGTGACCATTGAGAATGTAAAGGGCTACAAGGATTCAGATGCGATGAAGACTATCACCGATACACTGGATGCCAACGGCTACACTTGGGATGCAGATGTCTATAATTCTGCTGACTATGGCGGTTATACCAATCGAGAGAGATTGATTGTCCGTGCGGTTCGTGATGGCAAACTCCCTGCCAAGCCAAAGAAGATGGCACACAAGAGTGGATGGTATGAAGCTGTGGCTGATATTATTCCGACCCTGACTGAGAAGAAGAATGGTGTGGCTCCTTGGATGGATATTCGCTTGAAGGCTGATGGCATTGACTGGAGAAACATAGACAAGCCATTATATGTGATGGGTAGTGCTTATGCTGACGGAAAGGTTCCTCATGCCTTCGCTGATGAACTGCTGCCAACTCTCAGAACTAAGAGCGGTGACGTGATTGTGATGCCGGATGGTAAGGTATATCGTGCCATGGGTAGAGTGCTCGCAAGAGTATCAGGAGTGAGCGATGATTACAAGATGCCATTCTCCGAGAACCTGAGCCATACCATCATCGGCAACGGAATCCCTACCCAGTTGACGGAACATGTGATTGCTCCTCTGCTTACTGGTTCTGACCCTAAGTTTAGCATCCGTACCTATCATGGTACTGGTGCTAGCTTTGACAAGTTCGATTTCAGCCACATGGGTGAAGGCGAAGGTTCACAAGCATTTGGTTGGGGTGGATATGTTACCAACTCTAAGGAAATTGCAGAGGACTACACAAGACGTGCTAAGATAAGAAAAGACAATGGCGGTTTTGAATTTGTGACAGATTTGTCAGCCAACAACAAAGATATGGTAAGACAATATATCTATAAACATAAAGATGTAAACAAGGGATTGGATGCTATGAGAAAAGACCTTTCTTCTGCTCTAGAAATGTTCCCTGATGATAAGGATTTGAAGGAACTTAGTGATATTCTTGCAAAGAAGAATGAGGAAATAGCTGTTCCTGATGATATTGCTTATCTTTACGATGTGGATATTCCTGATGATAATGGAGATTATCTTGACTGGGAGAATAAATTGAAAAAATCTCATTTGAATAAGGTAAATAAGGAGTTGGTTAGAATTGGTAAGGAACCTATTGAGACCATTTATCCAAGTCGTGTTGATGGTAAGGTAAGAGGTGAAGACTTGTATGATGAACTTTCCTCTATACTTGGTTCTAAAGAAGCTGCTAGTAAGTTGTTAAGTGATGCAGGATTTGTCGGTATCAAGTACCCTGCTGGAACCATCTTTGGAGGTGCAAAGGAAGATGATTACAACTACGTGATATTTGATGAGAACAATGCCAATATCGTGGGGAATACCAAGTTCTCCTTGCGCTATGACAAGTTTGAACACGACTTGAACCAGTGGAAGAAGGATAATAATCTGCCTAAGGATGCTCAGCGACCAACCATCCCACAACGCAACGCTGGCGAGAGTGCCGTTGACTTCCTGAGGAGAGTGGACGAGTACCGCAAGCAGATGGCTCTGTGGAAGACTGCTCCAACCTACGAGCAGCATCTTCTAAGTGATGATACTGCCCTTGGAGAGTTCAACCGAGAGTTGCAGCGTGGCTCTGTGCTCAAACGTATCGCCTTCCAAGATAGTATGCTGGCTATCCGTAAGGCTCAGGAAGCTATTATGAAGGAAGTGGGTGTTGACCGCCTGAATATGGCTGAGGATGCCTATACTGCCGAGAACCGCAGTCACGGCAAGGGAAAGAACGAGTTTGAGGAGTACAACAACGAGTTTCTGCAGCCACTCAGAAAGGCTTATCATCAGATGAAGAAGGTGCTGGGCGATAGCTACGACAATGTGCGAGTCTATATGATGGCTAAACACGGCTTGGAGCGTGATGCTCAGATGGCATTCAAGAAGTCTTTGGAAGCTGACTATGAAGATGTGAATCAGAGAAGTGCAGCATACAAGGCATACAAAAACGACTTGGATCGTGTGTCAAATGATGCTGACTTGGAGTTTGGTAGGGTAGATTTCACCACTTGGAGAAAGAAGGATAATGCTCTCCGAGGAAAGTACTCTCCATCCTATATGGACTACCGCTACGATGATAACGGAATCGCCTACGATTATTCCGGCTTGTCTTCACTCTTCGATGGTTCAGACTTCGAGGAAGCTGCTCACAGACTGGTAAGAGATGTGGAGACCAAGCATCTTGCCGAGGTTCAGGCTCTTTGGAATGCTACGAATGCTGCCACCAAGAAGATTCTTCGTGATGGCTTCAAGGCTGGAATGATGAGCAAGGATGCCTACGAGTATGTGAAGGGTATGTATAGCCATTATATTCCTCTCCGTGGCTGGGATGGTACTACTGCCGACCAAGTATGGGACTATATCGGTGGTGGCAAGGGTGCGTTCAATCAGACCTTGAAGACCGCACACGGACGAACCTCTATCGCTGATGATCCTATCGCATACATCGAGAATATGGCAGAGAGTGGAATCCTGCTGAACAACAAGAACTGGGTGAAGCAGCACCTGATGCTCTTGGCACAGAATCATCCAACCTCCCTGCTCACCTTGAGCAAGGCTTGGTATGTGAAGAGTACGGATGCCAACGGAAACGAGGAGTGGATTCCTGCTACACCTCAGATTACTTCTCAGATGAATAGTAATCAGGTGAAAGCTGCCATTGATGCTTTCGAGCAGAAGATGGAGCAGATGGCTCAGACTGGTGATGCTACCCAGCAGAGAGACGGATTGAACATAGCCTATCCTCAGACTCATAGCGAGGAGAGAGAGCATGAGGTGCGAGTGATGAAGGATGGCGAGGAGTATGTAATCTACGTGAATGGTGACCCTCAGTTGGCTCAGGCGATGAACAATACCAGAGCACACCGAGTAAGAGAGATTCAGAGCGGAAAACTGGATAGGGCTGCTGCTTGGTTGGGAAGAAAGATGGCTGCTGCCTACACCAGTCTTTCACCTCTCTTCATCCCTTCCAACTACTTCCGAGACCTGACCATGACGCTGGCTTCTACCGCTATTCGTGAGGATGGCAGATACAATTATCTCCTCAGAAGGAATCTTGCTACCTCTTGGAATCTCGGTTTTATGCTGAGAGACTATCAGAACGGCAAGTTGAGAGAGAAGGTAAGCAACGGAAATGCTACACCAAAGGAACAGATGTTCTATGACTTCATGATGAATGGTGGCGAGACTGGCTTTGTCTCTTCGCTTGACGTGGAAGACTTGAAGAAGAAATTCAAGAACGACTTGAAGGATTTGGATAGATGGAAGGCGAACCCAGTAAAGGTAGGGCACACCATTATGGATGGCATTGAGTTCCTGAACAGAATGATTGAGGATAGCAACCGATTTGCGGTCTATATGACTTCCATCCAGTATGGTCGCTCCATTGATGAGGCTGTGAATGATGCCAAAGATGTAACCCTGAACTTCAACCGCAAGGGTACTGGCGAATACGGCTGGCAGATGATTAGAAACCTCTATCTCTTCATCAATCCGGCTGTACAGAGCTTGCAGACCTTGGGTGCGCTTACCAAACATCATCCTTTCAAGTTCACGGCTGTTACTGCAGCTTGGTTGGCGAGTGGTGTGCTGGTTCCTATCGTTAACGCTGCCCTGATGAGTCTGTTGGGTGGTGATGATGATAAGGATAAGTATTGGCAGTTCTCTAAGTGGGATAGACGAAACAATGCCATTATGTGGATTCCGTTTACCAACGAATATGTGAAGATTCCGCTTGCTCAGGAGTTCCGTGCCTTCTATGGCATAGGCGATATGATTGCTTCCAAGATGATGGGTGGCGAGCTGGCAGAGGAAACTTGGAGCCAGTATGCAGAAGACTTGCTCGGTCAGGTAGTGGATATGCTTCCGCTTGACCCAACTGGATATGATGGAAACATAGCAGTCAGCCTGATGCCGAACCCTATCCGTCCTGTCTTCGAGTTGGCTTTCAATGTTGATTTCACTGGCAAGCCATTATTCAAGGAGACAGAGTACAACAAGTATGACCCGAACTTCACCAAGGCATACGTGGGAACTCCTGATTGGCTGGTGCGTGTATCGAAGATGGTTAACTCAATCGGAAATGACTATCCTGATGTACAGCAGAATGCCATAGATGCTTTTGGAGACCCAAGATACAATCTGAACAACCCAGCGGTGGTTGATCACGTCTTGTCTTCCTATCTCGGTGGCGCATACACAATGGGAAGTCAGGTGCTCGGTTTGCTTACCAAGTCACTCAACGACCCGAAGGAAATCAAGATGGCAGACATACCATTGGTAAGCAAGTTCGTGAGCAACCCAGATGATAGACCAGTCACCAAGAAGCAGGGTGATGAGTTCTGGAATATGAAGGAGAATCACGACCGAGCAGCCAATACCCTGAGCAAGTTGAAGAAGCAAGCTAAGGTGGATGGCGATTACTCTATACTGGAGCGGTTCTACGGCTCAGAGGAATACAAGCAGTATAAGCAGGAAGATGTGAAGGTGAAGAAGTATGAGGAAGACAAGAAGAAGGAACGTGCTGAGGAGAGTGGGGAGGAGTACAGACCTCACAAGCTGAATGCCGAGGAAATATATAAGGCTCACACTACTCCAAAGGATGATTTCGAGGATTTGAAGCTGAAACAACTCTACACCAAGTTGAACGGATTCAAGACTTCCTACGACCTCTTGGTTGACACGGCTCCTGGTCAAAGCGATGGTTACTACAACACCAACAAGGTTGCCATTGATGCCATTGACGAGATTTCCCTTGACAAGCAGGAGATTTCCGAGTTGAAGAAGGGCTTCTTGGAAGATGGCAAGGATGCCTACAATGCCGAGGATATGAAGAGAATACGTGAACTGAGAAAGCGAATCCTCTCCGTGCTGGAGCCAGCCAATAAGGTGGTTGTGGCTAACCAGAAGGCGAAGGCTGAGAAGAAGTAATGCAAATATGACTATCCCCCGAAGTTGCTATTCTTTCGGGGGATAATAGTCTCTAGGCAAGGAATCTACTTTCAATCCGGCACAAAACACCCTTGATTTGATAGGAAAAAGTTTCAATCTGAAAGCATTAATAAAGATTATACTTTAAATTCCCTCAAAATAACTTCGTTTTCAAAAAATCCCATTATCTTTGTAGCATCTAAGAACATCTGTTTATCAGATATTTAAATCAACGGTTCAATACCATTAAACTTAAAAACGAAACGCTTATGAATAAAGATGAAAAAGAACAACGTGTCAGTAGAATGTTCGGTGAGATAGTTAAGCTTATCCCCGAACGCAGCAAGATCAAGACAGATTTGCTTTATTTCAAGTATGCGCCTATATTGGTCATGCTTTTCAGATGGTATGGTGTATCTCAGTTCTATGACAACAAGATGGAGATAACGCTGTGGTATGAAGAGAACGAGGAACCTGTCTGGTTCTTCTACTTCATCACCTACATTCTCTATCCTATCTCCTTATGGAAAGGTCAGGTGCTCCACCGATTGTGTGTAGAGTGGCGCATCCCTATCCTCTATATAGCAGGAGTCAACGTGATACATGTGATGTTTGGTTCTATTGTAATCACCAACCAGATGTACTATTGTGATATGTTCCTGATTACACTCATTTTAATTATATATGCTTATGTCGCAATTAGTAAATTACAGCATCATCGAAGCAGGACTTCGTGCTCTTGCTGACAAGGCTCACGAATCAGCAGTAGCCCAAGCGGAAGGCAAACCTATCCCTTGCGGTCTGTCAGAGAATGATATGGAACTGGTGGTACTCCTTACTGCCATGATGAATGATACCCAAGCCAACAAGGGCTGGTGTGCTCACGAAATGGGGAAGTCTATCTCCTCCTTTGAGAAGTATGTTCACGATGGAAAGATACCTGAGGGCATCCACGACCAGTTCGGTCACGAAAAGAAGTGGAACAAATCGCTCATCAGGTTCTTCGCCAACAAGAAGGCTTTCTTCCGCAAGCAAGCCCGAAAGTATGGCATAAGCATATAGCATCAGCCACACATTATTATATATAGGAGAGACCCAATCGCCCCTCCTGTATTTTTACGACCTTTTCCGTAACCATAAATCTTTGCTCATCACACACTTATAGAACCTTTTACGAGTTTATCAATCTCTATTCATATTATTCGTATCTTTGTGCTCGTAACGTTACAAAGTGAGAATCATAATTTAGTGTTTAACAAAAAAAAATTTCAGGATAATATGGAAAGTAAAACGTATGTATTCGGAAACGAAGGCTCAACATCCAACAATGGGATGCTCGGTCTTCTCGCACCCCTTCTCCAGAAGCAGGGTGTTGACCCTAATGTCCTTCTTGCCATGAAGGGAAACAATGGTTTCGGTGGCGAAGGTGGATGGTTTATGTGGGTAATCTTCCTCTTCTTCCTTATGGGCTGGGGTGGTAACGGCTGGGGAGGTTTCGGCAATAATGGTCGTGGTGGTCTCGCCAACGAGATTAACAATGACTATGGTCGTGGTCTCCTGATGGATGCCATCGGTGGTAACCGCAATGCGCTCAGCAACCTTGCTACCCAGTTGAACTGTACCGAAGGTCAGATTCAGAGTGCCATTTCTGCTTTAACTTCTCAGGTTCAGAATGTAGGTAATCAGGTTGGTATGAGCGGTATGCAGACTATCAATGCGCTGCAGCAGGGTAATATGCAGATTGCTCAGCAGATTGCAAACTGCTGCTGCCAGACCAACAACAACATCACTACTCAGGGTTATGAGAGCAAGTTGGCTATCTGCCAGCAGACTCATGCCATCAACGACAATGCCAATGCCAACGCATTGATGTTGCGTGACACCAACCAGTCTAACCATCTTGCCTTGATGGGTAAACTCGACCAGATGCAGACTCAGGCAATGCAGGACAAACTTGATGCACTTCGTGAGAAGAATAGTGCTCTTGTAGCACAGATTTCCAACGAGCATCAGACTCAGGCTTTGCAGGCATACCAAGCACAGATTATCACTCCAGTGAATGCTGCCCTTGCAGCCTTGCAAGCAGAGGTAGCTGGCATCAAGTGCAAGTTGCCTAATACCGTATCTGTACCATATCCTCAGTTGAAGACCTACAATCCAGAGGTGTTCCAAGCAGCAGCTATGGGAGCATACGCTGGTGATGTAGCAGCATCAACCGTAGGTTGTGGTTGTTAAAGGAAAGGAGGTAACTATGTTCCCTTTAAACTATCCTTTCAGCCCACTATTCCCTATGGTAAGTAGACGGAATCCTATCAAGAGAGTTGATATTGGCGGTATCTATGAATTGAAGACCAATGCACTTCAAGTAACTAACGATAGTGTAGACTTCGGTATCAATCCTAGCTGCTACAAGGCTTTACCTTGTGAGAGTATCGTGCTGCTAAAGATTCATCAGGGAGTGCCTACTGCTGGCGAAGACCTTCCAGTCAAGATTGTAGTGCCACACAATGGTGCAACAACCATCAGCACTACTAGCGGAACTACAAGTGGAACAACAACGGCTGGCACAACTAAGTCTTCCGTTATAGACCATACTGGTTCTGCTGTAACTGGAGCGGGTCTTTCAAGCACTACGGAAGCTCTAGCCTATATCAACAAAAAGAGCGGAATAATCCGACTGCTTGGGTTTCAGCAACCAACTGGTGGCTAACAGAGTATTAACAATGGGGCAGATAGCAATGTCTGCCCCTATAAAAGAGAAAGAAAATGTTTCAAGGTTTAAGACAAAATTCCCTTTTTTACATATTAGACAAGGGAGGAGAAAAACCGACTCTCAGAATCGGTCAGGTTATATCGGTAAGTGACCCTCAGCAGAAGTTCCCGACAACTTACATCCCGAATCAAGTGCCGAACTTCGACACAACGGTTGATGTAAAGGTGAAGGTTGGAGAACAGCAACTCAACTTCGAGAAACTGCCATCCACCGCTCAGATAGCCAACTCAGGAACTAATGGTGTGGTGGTCAGTGATAGCCGTGATGCTATGTGTGCTGAGGTTGATTCCATGCTCAGACAAGCAAAAGGTATCTTGGAGAGTGTTGACTACAATAAGGCAGTAGTGGAATCATGTGATGAAATACTAGCCAAACTCAATCCTCAGATTGCCAAGGATAAGCAGCAAGAGCAGGACATCAGTAACCTGAAATCTGACATGAACGGAGTGAAGGGTACGCTATCCGAAATAAAATCTCTTCTGTCTGATGCCTTGAAGCTCAGTAAGAACTAATAAAGGTAAGAAGATTATGGTAATGATTGAGATTACAGAAGATAAGTTCGATGATTTGTATGACAACATCGAGTCTATGCTTGGCTTTGGCAGCAAGGCTATGTCTTGTTTGAAAAAGATGAAGCAGGAGCGTATGGGTGAGCGTATGCCTGATTATCGTGACGATTGGAGAAGAGAGCGTGAGGAACGTGAAGAGCGTGAGAACAGACGTAGATTCAACAACGTGAACGATGATTGGAACTACCCGAACCGCTATGGTGAAAGAGGTGGTGGCGGCTACAATGGTGGCGGTCGCTAGTGTTTAACTTGGGAGTTTTGGTAGCGGCATTTTTGTCGGAACCAGACTCCCATTAATATTCAGCAATATGGGAAAATGCAGAATGCCATTGGATATGTATGACCTCAAACCTGAGGGAATGGTTTCTTATCTCAGATACAATGGCTATCATTTCAGTAAAAAAATGTGCGAATGGGCGGTTAAGCAGATGTATAAGTATGACCCTTCTACCAAGCGTGATGTAGGTATCTCGTTTTGGGATAAGGAGAAGGTGGATGCCCTTCTGCTAGGTCAGGGAATTGAGGTGAAGAATAAGATAGGCTACGACCATGTATATGTGGCGAATATGGCGAGGGCAGACTTCTATAAGTCTTCCATCAAGGATGAGGAGCAGCTAGCCCAATTTATCAAGGATATGGTGGATGATGCCGACCAGAAGGATGGCTTCATATTCAACCGATTCTATGCCGACTGCTGCCATAATGGTGTACCTATTCCTTGGGAAGATGTGTTATGATCAGAAGAGTAATACAACTCCCGAAGTACGATTGGAGCATAGTATGTTTCATAGGTTATCAGCCGGATGATGCCGATGAGATATGCTATGCTCTTTCTGATATTGGATGCAGCGGCAATCCATTATCAGAAGCCAAAGAACATCTAACCAAACAGAGTGCAGACAGAGGTCTCACGTATTCCAACCTTGCCCAACGGAGAAGTGTTCTTGCCATTGGTAAGGGCAATGCCGCAAGTATCATCAATACCATCGGTCACGAACTCCTGCATGTAGTAGCTCATATCTGTGAGCAGGATGAAATAGATATGATGAGCGAGGAACCATGCTATATGATGGGTAGTTTGTGCGAGAAGTTCTTTAAGGTGTATTGTTAATATTTATGGGATGCAGACTTTACTTGCCGGTGGGTTGGTGCAGGCTTGCATAAGAAAAGGGTGAATCTTTCGACTCACCCTTCTTCTTTATCTATACGGTTTACTCCCCATACTTTGGCTCTTCATACACCAAGTTATGCTCATCTACGTAAGCCTTAGCTTCAGAAAACTACCCACACCCTTTTTGTGGATTTGTGAACTTTGCGACTTAGAGTTCAAACTTTAGTAATTAAACGATGTTATTTCACATTCGCTAAAATCACTCTTTACAGTGCATCCTATCTTTATGACAAATACTTTTTTCTTTGTAGTGTTAATGACATATAAGTTAAAACAATCTTTGCTTTTCCCATTGTCATTTCTACGTCTTTCCCCTGACTTTCTCCAAGCAGAGCCTCCATTACATACTTCTATCATATTAGGGTAATTTATACCTTTATATACTACATCACCATGATAATGTCCCTCTACTATTGTTACCAAAGAACCCTTTGCAGAAGAGAAGTCTGCTAAATGCGAACCACTACTTGAACTTATTTTTATAGGTTGCAAATCAGTAGGAAGAGGTATTGTATTAACAGCGTCTAAATTATAGTAATTATATGTTTTATCTAAAGTTGTTTTATTCTTATAAGAATATAGAATATCCCTTAAAGGGTCTCCATCTAATCTAGACTTTACTTTCAAGTTAAAATTCCTTGTATCATTCCAGTCTTTCCACTCTCCAATATCTGACATTTTCGCAGATACAGTAGGACAATGTTTTCCTACAAAAACAGTATAATTATCTGGTGTTGATTTAAGTAAATCGATAAGCCAATCACATTGTGACTGAGTAACACTTTCGTGGTCTATAGACCAAACACCATCAGCAATAGGTTCATAGTCACATAATGATATATACCTTATTTTATATTTTTCAAAATCCTTGTAATAATACAGATTTGGAGGGGTCACATTGACACCTTCAATAAGCAAGCCAGCATCAACCATCGGTTTTATCCATGCGTTGTAGGAATCATTTTTAGTAGGAGATAAATACACATCATGGTTTCCGACCGTAAATAAAAATGGCTTGGCAGATTTTTTAATCAGATTTTGGAAGCCTTCCAAATTATTTCTTTCTCCCGTATTTGTAAATTGAAAATGAACAATATCGCCTGTATGTATTGCAACATCTACCATATTAAAAGCATTGCTGTTAAGTAATTCTATCATTCTTTCTGTTTTATCAAATTCTCCATGAGAATCAGACATCTGAACAAAGCAAAAATATTTTTCTAGTACTCCTTCTTCCCTATAATCAATCGAACCTTCAGGAGTGGCAGCAGTACAGGCTAACAGCTGTGCCTTCTGGTTGTTTAATACAATATCCGAATGGATGTTTTGAAGATTACACCTCTGCTTTTCAATCTCCTCAATATAATTAATATGTTTTCTAGTTACATATATATGAGGTGTATAAAGTCTGCATAGTACAGCGACTACTTTGGCTTTGGATGGGACATTAACAGTAATATCAAAACAAGCTCCTTCTTCACTTTGATTAGTATTACTTGCAGGAGTACCTCCTGTAATAAATGTCTGTTCTGTAAAATCAGTAAAACTACTATAAAAAGCATAAGGCATCTTAGCTTGCATCGTATATACATCACCACAAAGGCGAACTGAAGACGCTCCCTCTACATTAGCAAGTTTTACATACCAACTATGCATGCTATAATGTCTAACCAATGCACCCTTCTCTGAAATGTAATAATAATATTTACCTATAGTATTACTTTCTTCTCTTAGAATGCTATCTTGTACGTATGCACATTCCCAATTATTCAAATCAGTAAATCTGTTTTTGTAATTGTAATCCGCATCATTAGTATATACATAGTTCCATATTTCTTTATGTTTTGTTTCTTCATTAAAGAAACATATAGACATATATTTTTTTCTATCAGAAGTTGGTATAGAGCTTAAAGCCTCCAGCAAATTACTGTATGACTCCTTTTCTAAAGTATAGAAAATCTTGTTCTTTTCAAGATACAATCTAATACTTGGTGAATGGTTTAAATCGTAAATTCGATTTGTAAATTCAACCTTATCAGAATAAGGTGTAAATGTTTCATCTTCAACAGTATCCCAATAAACTAAAGCGTATGCTTCAAAGCTTCCTTGTCTATTCGTACCTATTTTTTGTATATGAATAATCCCATCTTTCTCAGGATTGCTTTCAGAAGAGTACTTAGCTACTGGTTCTTTATCATTGTAGAAAATTACTTCCCAATTTGTTTTTTTTCGATAAATTCTAACATATTTCACAAAAGAGATACTATTTTCATCACCATTAATGACATAGAATTCTTTAAAAAAAATATCCGCAGCAAATGAATCTGATTTTACAAATGGCAATGTATTTACCTCATCATAGATATTTTTAATGAATGCTATATCTTTAGATGATATGATTTTTATCCAGTTATCTTTATTGATAAAATTGCTTTGATATCCAGGATTTGTTACTGAATTATACATATAACATTCATACCTTGAATATGTATTATTATAGAAGCAAATAACTAACCCAGACATTTTCGCCTTTTCGTCACTAGTTAAATTATCATTAAGATAATTAACAGTTTCATCCAAAGAGGAAAAGTTGCCAACATTTTTAAAGTAAGGCGTAGAAATTAATCTTTGAATAGTTGGATTAAATTCCTCTTTGACTGTAAAACTTGTTAGCTTAACATCGACCCTGTAATTCGACAATTTTTCAATGTCATACCAATTTATTAAAGCATATAAAGTAACAAGACTATTTGCACTTACTAATTTAAGAAACCCATTTTCTGGTTTATTTTCAGAATTAAATTCTATGGTGTAACCAACTTCTCCTTCAATGTATAGACCAAATTTATACTTAGGCGACGTTTCTCTTGAAATATAAATAGATATTTTGTTATAATTAGTATAGTCGTATTTACTTCCATTTTTAAATACGATATAGAGTTCTTTAATAATTTTATTAGCTTCAATGTTATTTGTATATACAATGTTGCTGGTTTTAGAAATTATATCTTTTAATGTTTTTTGAGACACCACCTTATCCTCTGAATCACCAAGCTCCTGAGCAATATTCTCCTTGTTGAACTTCTTCTCATGCAATTCATCGACTGCACCCTGAATATTTGCCGAAGTAAGCTTAGAAGTAGTGTTGTCATAAGTGACGGCACTTGCAACACTTGCACCCCCAGTGGCGGAGATATTTTTCAGAGTCTCTGTAATCTGATCATCTCTTGTATTAAGCTTCCTCATATTCTCCTCCAAGGATATATTCTTTTCATCCTGTGCAGATTTGTTTGCTGTAATCTGACTTTGATTAGTTTCTATCTGCTTAGTATGTTCTGATACAGTAGAGCTTAAATCATTGTGTCTGGAATTGATGTCTTGGATTTCCTTCTCAACAGTCTGCGTATCTCCTTCAAGAAAGACTTCTTTGGCTGCGGCAAGCTTGCCTTTCTTGGTGGCTGCATGTATCGGGGCTGTTACATTAATATTATTATCTGACATATCTTTTAATATTTACGATATTACTAAATTCCATGTAGCTGGAGTGAGAGGATTGGCTGTTCTGTATGCCTTGAAGCTGCCTAGACTATTTGTTATAGTTTGAGGAGCTGCAAGAATCACGTCAAAGCCTGCACTGGTCACACGGCTGATTGAGAGATAGCTAGGTACTACCAACCAAATGTAATCATTATCCTTGGTGGTTACCTTTGGGTTGAATGACACTCCTATGGATGATACCTTGCTGAGCGTATTGAGAATTTCGGCGGTCATTGTGGCTACTGGGTTTCCACCAAAGTAGCAGAGATAGCGAGTCTGTGATGTACTCTTGCCAGTTCTGCCTTTCTTGCCAACTTCAAACTTGAAGATTTCTCTTGCTCCCTGTATAGGGGTTGTTAAGGAACCATTAGCAACTGGAGTGTTAGCAAGGATTCCGATTACAGAATCATCATTAATTCTCTTAGATACATTCAAGGTATCAGGCACAAGAGGCTTGCCATCGCTGATGATGGAATAGCGAACATCTGTCTGCATAGAGCCTACATTTGGATTGATACTGAATCCAAGAGTGATAGGATAAACCGTATCATTCAGCTTGGCTAGATTCTCATCCACATTCTGAATGCTCTCTACCAATTCCTCAGGAAGACCAGTGGCAGCAGCTATCGTCTGCCGGAGTTCCGGATCAAGCTTCTCTACACCAATCGTTCTATCCTTCAATTTGTCTTTGGTGATGGAGTTCACCGCCAACTTCTCATTGGTGACACTTCCAACTTCCAGTTTCTCGTTGCTGACAGAACCATCTTGGATGTTGCCATTTCCTACAGAATCAGCAGCAAGCTTTTCGTTGGTGATAGCACCATCCTTGATCTGGTGAGTCTCCAACTCATCCGATACATTGACCTTTTTGTCGAGTGTTTCCTTTACGGATTCACCCGACTCCTCGTCCTTGATGTACCTAGAATATGTCAGAGTCTCGTCTTTGCGCCCACTGATCAGGATGCTATTGTACTTTTTCTTTTCTGCCATATTATTCTTTAAGTTTAATTTGATATTCGTTATCGTCACCAGCTACCAGTTCGTCTGACCAATAGTAGTAGAGGTCACCCAGTTTGGTGGTGTTCAGGGAAGCTTCAAAACCACACTGATTGAAGGTGAGTGGCTGGCGGCTGACAAACCAGATGTATGGTTTCTCGTTTGTCGTTTCGATGGTGAGAGTCTTGCCAACAAGCGTATCTTCCAGAAGGGTGAGGTCTTCCATATTCAGTTCGCTCATATCCTTGGCAGCAGATGCACCATAGTAGCTTGCATTGACGGTTCCGCTTGCGGTGATGGTTACGTAGCCTGATACGGCTGGGATGATAATCTTGTGGGTATCGCTATTGTAATACTCCTCGGTCACATCTTTGCCATTCATTAACACCTTGACCATACCGATGCTGAATCCCTGAATAGGAATGATTTCAGCTTCCAGCTTCTTTCCGTTGCTGATAGCACCATTCAGCATGAAGTTCTCCTGATTCTCCACCAGTTGCGTTACACCATTGATGGTGTAGCTGAATTTGGCATTGTGAACGATGAAGGAGATTGGGCAAGTTGACTGGTTATCTGTGACGATGTAATAGCGGAGGTCAAACAATCCTGTATGCTCGCCTTCAACAATACCTACTGGAATGTTGCTCTGTGAATTATGATCTACGATTCTCAGAAGGTTGCGCTCGATGCTGACCATTTCGCTGCCTTCATATTTCCACGAAACCTTGATGTTGTAGTTTCCGAGTTCAAGAGTCGGTGGAATGTCGCAAATCAGGATGTTTCCTTGGATTCCTGCAACTTGAATGGGAACGGAAACCGTATCACAGAAACAGCCATGCAGTTCCACACTGATGTCGGTAGCCAGATTCATATCGAAGTCGATGAGTCTCTGAAACTCCTTCGATACGTCCATCTTCCGCACCAAGACGTGAAGCTTGAAGCTATTTCCTTGCACAATTTTATAAATCATATTTTGATACACATTATTAATAATAGCGCAAAGATAGGCAGAATTTTCTCTACCTATCTCTTATCCATTAACTTTTGAGCATTAAATCAAACCCTTCCATCTGAGGAACTTGCGCTTGCGGCTGCGCTTTCCTCTCTCGCTCTTGCAGTTGGTATGATAGACACAATCACGGAAGAGGTCTCTCGACTTCATATCCTTATCTACCAGTTTGGTCTTCTTGAAAGCCTCGAAGAGTGGGCGGTTCATAATCATCAGGTTGCCCTTCTCCGTAGGTAGGACAAAGTAGATTTCACCCTTGTTCTTCTTGGCTGCATAGTCTGCCTTAGCCGTAGCTTGGCGGTACATGATCTCGCATTTGATGCGCTTGAAAATCTTAGTAATCTTCATAATCGTAATTATTAAAATTGAAACTATACGATGGTTGCTGCCGAAACAGAAACCTTTTTTCTCATTACCCTAGTCTGATACAGAACCATCTTAGGCATTTCCATTTCATTGAAGCAGATATGGAGTCCGATGGCTCTTGTCATGAGCAAATCATCGTGCTTTCCGTCTGCTGCTTCATATACGGTTCCGTTCTTCTCGTAGGTGAGATACTCATCTAGGCATCTATCGTCTCGTTCTACATAGAGATGTTCACGGATCACCTGAACCAGTACAGAGATAACCATCGGTTTGGTTGCCACGTTGGTGTGGAATCCATACTTCACTGGAACCTTATTCTTAATGTCTGACTCACTCTGCTTGCGTGCATAGAGATTGTCATAAACGTCCTTGATTTGATTCAGGATGAACTCAGACTGATCACCACCTTCCAAGATATGTTCCTTGTCTTTCGTCTCCAAGGTATTGGATTCAATAACCAAGAGGGCATTATCATAGAACTTAGCTATCTGTGCTGCTTTCCAAGCCAGCAAGTCCATATCTATATGCCCATACCATTGGGCTACCACATACGGTTTGCCACCTTCCATCATCCAGTATCGGTCGAAGACACAGATAACAGACCAGTCGGCATTCTTGCTTCGTCCACCAATATCCACGACCACCAGATAGCGGTTGGTCACCCTGCAATCGTCAAAGTATTCCGGCTTGCTCCATATCCATAGCTGCCCCTGCTTGTCTTCACAGAAGCGGACATTCTGCATACACTTCTTGCCCTTGTAGCCGTCACCATATACATCACCGATGAACTTCGGTGCTCGGCATCCTTTTCTGAACTTGTCAACCTTATCCTCAGCGAACACCTTGGCTCCTGAGTGCTTGAAGGCTTCAATATCATCGGTAGGGTAGCCAGCAGCCATATCAGCGTGGTCGGTGAACTTCTTTCGCTCAGCCATATACCAGTTGATGGCTTCCAGCGGAGCACCCAGTGTCCACAACTTCCAAAGGTATGTGCCCGGCTCCTCTCGGTCGGACATCGTATTGCTGTTGTTCCTGTTCTCGTATAACCATTTTGCAAACTCCACCTTCTGCTTCTTGGTTTCAAAATCAAGATGATACATATCGTAAATCTCGAACCAAGGAACAAAGAACGGCTCAAACTGGGATTCACCCTTTTTGGCAGCAATCCATTCCTTATGGAAGAAATTTCCAGTACCATTGGCGGTGGACTCGTAGGCAATCATCGTATATGGTCGATATAAGATACCATTGGTGGCATTCTGTACCACTTCCTCAGGAGATTTGCCATCTGTCTTTTTCCACAGACCCACCTCGGAAAGATGAACCAAGTTGTAGTCTTCACCATTGGCTGATAATGGTCGCTCCATAGAACCCACCTTGATCTTGCAGAATCGCTGAGGAACCTTCTTCACGTTGCCGGATGTACCCACACCCACAAACTTAGGTTCGTTCTCAGAGTAGGCTTCCCCCATTTCATAGAGGAATTTGGTAGGGAAGTTTTTCAAGGCTTCCTCAAACATTCCTCGGATAGTTTCTGCCGTGTCCTTCACCTGAGCAACAATCAGCGAGTTGAGACCCTTTTCCCACATTAATTGCATCCAGAGCATATACATCTGAATGACCGTTGAACCTCCCCATTGTCGAGCCTTCAAGAGGATGAGTCGGATAGGGCGGTTCTTCTTTCTTCTCTCCTCCAGCCACCTGAGCAGTCTGCGCTGCGGTCTTCTGAGCACAAAGCGGAAGGGGAGACCTCCACCTTTCGGTTTGATATAGATGAACATGGCGAAGAAGAAGAAGGGGTCGTGCTTCATCCTGATTCGGGTGAACTGCTCCACCAGTTGCTCCATTTCCTCTTCAAGGTTGTATGGCTCATCCATATCCTCATGCAGTTCCTCAATCACCGCCTTGCAGCTACCCAGTTCCAGCAGCATCTTGACGAGCGGAATCTTCTTCATACTCATCGGGAGGTGCTGCTTCTGAATCGGGAAGTCAGGCAGGAAGAGCAGGAATCGCTTATCTCCACAACCTTCACCCTTGATCGGGCTGAAAGGAGTGTTGATTTCCTTGATGCGCTTCTCATTCTCTGTCAGGATGCTCAATACATGTTTGTCTAGTGCATCTGTCAGCTTGGTTCTTATGGCTACTTGTCTTGGCATATCGGAGAATTAAGATACCCCCATAACAGACCGACTACATAGCAATAGATGTGGATGCCCACTGCCATGCAAGGAATGAAAAATCCTACACATATATACGAGAGAATGATGATGTTGTATCTCACCTTCTTCTCTACGAATGGGGCGATATATCCCATATAGGCATATACGAAACCGCTGAGACCGATGATGGGTACGCTAGAACTGGGGTAATAGCTTACGGCTATGAGATAGAATACCACCATATCTACGATACCGCAAGGTCTGGCTTTCAGGCATTGGTGTAGCACCCAAAGGTTGATGGCTGCATGGAAGACGTTCTGATGGAAGAACGGGTAGGTAAGTCGATTCAGCATAGAGCAGCCATCATAGAGACCCATCCCATCATAACCAAGGAATGTGATACACATTATTATAATGTACCCAGCATAAAGCGCAATCTTTTCTTTCTTAGTTCGTAACATCTTTCCTTCTCCTCCTTTCTCACCTTATGAAGAATCACGTGTATGGATTTCGGAGAAAGATAGAAACTGGGAGCCTCCTGATTGCACACGTAACTAATGGCATCCAACTTGGTGATGGAAGGATGCTGCTTGGTATAATCAATAAATCTGCGGTATATTTCCTGAAACATTTCTCTCTTGGTAGGATTCATGTTATTCAAGGATTTCCCTTTGATCATCGTCAGAATAACATTGTAAGCCCTGATATCCGAGACCCAAAAACGCTTGCTTGAAGATTGCAGTAATCTCTGCTCAATCTCCAAGAGGCTGATATTGTCTCTTACTGATATGATTTCTTTGTAAGCTCTCAATATGTCAGCGTTTCGCTCTTGTGTAAAGTCACATCGTGATCCTTTATGTTTCATTCTCTTATGATGCAAAGTTACAAAAAAGTATTGAAACAACCAAATTATTCATATACAATTAATTAAAGTTAACGGATAAGATTGATTATAGGCGGAAAAGCATTACTTTTGGGCATTGATTTATAAATTAATACATATATATATGCCTGATAATACAAATACGGAACAGAATGCTGGTGCTGCTGCACAGCAAGCTACGAAGACCAAGAGAGATTTGGCTTTGGAGCGTTTGAAGACTCGTCACCCCGATACCGAGTATGCGGATGATGAAGCTATCTATGGTGCTATCAATGATGATTATGATGCCGACCAGAAGTCGCTGCAAGGTTACAAGGATAACGAGAAGGCGATGGCTGACTGGATGGGCAGTGATCCTGCTGCGGCTACCTTCCTGCAAGCGATGAAGGCTGGCAAGAGTCCTTATGCAGAATTGATTCGTACCCACGGAGAGGATGCTATCGACTACTACTCTGATCCTGATAATGCTGACGAGATTGCCAATGCTCAGTCTGAGTTCTTGAAGAATGCGTCTGATGGCAAGAAATTGCAGGAGGAGTACGACAAGAATATGCCAGCCAGCTATGCAGTCTTCGACAAGCTGGAGGAGAAGTATGGCGAGGAAGCGGTGAACGAAGCTATCGACCAGTGCTTTCAGACGATGAACAATGTGGTGAAAGGTATCTTCACCGAGGATATGATTACCGCTTTCATCAAGGCAAAGAATCACGATACCGATGTAGCTGATGCTGCTCACGAAGGTGAGGTGCGTGGTAAGAACACCAAGCACATGAAGAACTTGGAGCTGCGCAAGAAGGGCGATGGTACTTCCGACCTTGACTCAGCGAATGCCGAGACCAAGAAGACCGACAACCAGCCGGAACTGGGTGCGCTTGGCAGGGCTACCCGAAGAGGTAACATCTGGGAGCGTGGAAACGAGAAGCGAACACGCATCCGATAAGATAGAGTTAGATTTATATAATGTTTAATTAATATTTAGGATAATGAAAGTAACAAAAAGTACATTTAATCGACTGTTCTCCATTTTCATTATGGTGATGGCAGTTATTTTTGGTGTCAATGGTCAGGTGCTGATGGCTGAGTCAGCTCTTCCTGATGGCGGTACTTCTGAGAGTGGTCACCCTGCGGAAGCTGGCGGTGCTCCTGCTGCTGGTGAAGCTGGCAATGGTGGTGCGGCTCGTCAGGATGATGGTATCAAGACGGAGACCAAGGGTCGTGAGCACTTTAACGAGAAGGGCATTGAGTATTACAACAATGACATCAACGAGAAGATTATCAAAATTCGTCCGATGGCAACACCAGTGGATCAGATTTCCCGTTATGCCACAACCAAGCCGGCAAGCTCCTTTGTAGTTGAATATTGGAGTATCGGTACTCGTCCTATCCGAACCACGGTAAAAGAGAATACGGAGGCAAGTACTGGTACATCTATGGTCTTGAAGGTAGAAGACCCTGAAATGTTTACGCTTGATGATACCATCCGAGTGGTTGGTGTGAAGGCTGTCACTAACTATAAGGGTGTCGCTTATTCAACCATTACTGATGCTCCTACTCCTGATTTGGTGCTCTGTGTGTGCGGTAAGGACACAGAAGGCTATCCTATCGTGTATGCCATTAATGGTAACATGGTCAGCAAGCAGCCTATCGGTGTTCCTGCCTTGAAGCAGGGTCAGAAGTTGATTCGTATGGCAAAGAGCTGCGGTGAGCTGGATGTACAGACTGGTCGTTTCAACAACCTTCCTGATTCTGATATTCAGTACTGTCAGAACTTCATGATTCAGGTTGAGCAGAGTACCTTCGACAAGATTGCTGACAAGCGAGTGGATTGGGATTTCTCAGACATTGAGGAGGATAGCATCTATGATATGCGACTTGCCATGGAGGGTTCTTATCTCTTCGGTGATATGGCTTGCATCAAGCATACTACCAAGAATAACTCTGCTCAGTGGTTTACCAAGGGTATCTGGTGGATGGCTGGCAAGGATATTGAGGTAGGTCATATTGCTACTGCCGATGAGATCAAGAAGGGATACATCAAGAATGAGCGAGTTATCACAGACTTGGAGCTGGTAGATATTTCCAAGGATATGTTTGTCGGTACGGGTATCGGCAACAAGCGCAAGGTGGTTATCGCTGGCTCAGACTTCGTCCGTGCATTCAGTAAGATTGATTCTGACAAGTTCCGCTTGAAGGACACCGTTGAGGTATGGAACTTGAAGTTCAAGAGTTGGGAGACGGATTTCGGTGAGGTATTGATGATTCACTCAGAGTTGTTCGACCTCTTCGGTATGAGTGACTGCGGCTTCGCTCTTGATCCTGAGTTCTTGGTGAAGAGAGTACACTTGTCTTGGACTCGTAACGTTCTCGACTTGAAGAAGGCTGGAATCCGTAACACCGATGCAGTAGTTATTCAGGAGGTTGCTTGTCTGTACTTGAAGTACCCTAAGGCACACGCTCGTATGCGACTTGCCAAGGTTCCTGATGCAGAGGGCACATCTGAGACAGAAGAGACCAAGGCTGTTGCTTAATGCAGGGCAAATTCGGCAAATTATTCATTAAATAGAGAGGGGTGTGGGCACTAGCCCCATCCCTTTTTTTATAACACATATATAATAAGGTATAATCATGTATAAGAAATATCAAGCTGGTACGGATTTGTCGTTCAGCGTTATGATTGGTTACGAACGAGTGAGAGTTGTCTTCGAGGGTAAGACTATGGGTTGCAGTATCTATGGCACAAGAGACGAGAAGTTACAGAAGGCTATCGAGTCTCATTATTGGTTCAATGACAAGTTCTTCTTGAAGGAAGCCGTTGACGAGAAGAAGGAAGCTGCCGAAGCCAAGAAGAGAGCGGCTGCCAAGACCAAGAAGAAGGCGGCTGAGGAGAAGAAGACCCATATCGTGACAGACTTTGAGGATGCCAGAGACTATCTGGCTGAGACCTTCGGTGTGAGCCGCTCGAAGTTGAAGACCAAGGAGGACATCTTGTCTATTGCCAAGGAAAAGGGTGTTGAACTAGAAGGACTTGAATAATGAAGAAGTATGCTGTATCTGATTTGGTGAAAGAAGTGAAGGTGCTCTTGGACAGAAACCAAGAGTCTTCCGGCTTGCTGACTCCCGATGATACTGATACGCTCTCTCAGGCAGAACTTATCAAGAGTAAAATCGTAGATGCAGCAAGTATCATTCTTTCCGATGCGCCAGTTGATATGGTGGATGGAATCAAGCTAGACAACATCAGCGTATCTTGGGCATCGAAGAACAATGCTTATGTCGGTACGGTCTATATGCCAGCCGATATGATCAGGTTGCTCAGTGTAAGAGCCAGCGACTGGAACCGCAATGCCGAAATCATCACCGAGAATGATGAAGCCTACAAGTATCAGGGCTGCAAATATGGAGTGAGGGGCAATCCTGACCGACCTATTGCGGCTATCATCCATACCAATGGCGGTAGATACCTAGAGCTATATACGAGCAAATCGAATAGCGTGACGGTTGACTTCACCTATGTGGCTCAGCCGGAAATCATCACGGAAAGCAGTGGTGCAGGGTATATCAATCTACAGAGCAATCTGAAAGATGCTATTCTCTATATGGCTGGCTATCTCACTTGCGTGAGTATGGGAGATACCGATACTGCGGCTGGGTTATTGGGTGTAGCCAGAAAACTGGCACATATTGTTGAACCAACAACATCGTAATCATGGCAAAGAAGAAAGAAAAAGCAAAGTTGTTGTCGCTGAGCAAGGTGGTGGACAGAGAGGAACTGGATAGCGTAAAAGCTTCCAAGAACAGATTCGACAAGCCATACGAGCGTGCCTTCTCCATCCTGCTGGAAGCACAACGATACTATAACAACATGGATAACTTCCGAAAGCGTAGGGAGAGAAACAAGCGGTACTGCTATGGAGACCAGTGGGGAGACCTCATTGAAATCGAGAATCGGTGCGGCTTTACCAAGCGTATCAAAGAGGAAGACTATATCCGTGAGCAGGGTAGTGAGCCGTTGAAGAACAACCTGATCAGAAGGCTGGTGAAGAATGTGCTGGGTGTGTATCGCTCCCAGAGCAAGGAACCTACCTGCAATGCGAGGGATAAGGATGAAAAGCGGTATGGCGAAACGATGAGTGTGGTGCTGCAATGCAACCGACAACTGAACCGAGAGATGGAAATGGATGCCAGAACGATGGAGGAGTTCCTGATCAGCGGTGCGGCTATCTACAAGAAGAAGTATGGATGGCGAAGGGGAAGGTTGGATTGCTGGACAGATTATGTGAATCCGAACAATTTCTTCATAGATAACAATATGAGGGACTTCCGTGGCTGGGATGTAAGTTGCTTGGGAGAGGTTCACGACATTACCATCGGCAATGTTCTGAGAGAATTTGCCAAGACTCCTGCCGAAGCAAGGAAGTTGAAGGAGATTTACCGACTGGCTGCTGACCGAGACTTCGTGATAGCCGACTGCACCCAGCGTTTCGGAGAGTTTGATCCGAAGACCATCGACTTCATGAATCCTGCCAATCCTTCACTCTGCCGAGTGATTGAGGTATGGCGCAAGGAAAGCAAGCCACGCTATCGCTGCCACGACTATAACAATGGTGACGATTTCAAGATTGATATTGAAGATTGTGATGAGATTGTAGATGCAGAGAATCAAGACCGACTGGAGAGAGGTCTGTCACTCGGTATGAAGCGTGAGGATATTCCGCTGATTGAAGCTGAGTGGTTTATGGATGATTACTGGCACTTCTATTATCTTTCTCCTTTCGGTGATATTCTGAGAGAAGGCGAGACCCCTTATGCTCATGGTGAGCATCCATACTGCTTCAAGTTCTATCCGTTCATTGATGGCGAGATTCATAGCTTCGTAGAAGATGTGATTGACCAGCAGAGATATGTGAACAGACTGATCACGATGTACGACTTCATTATGAGGGCGAGTGCCAAGGGTGTTCTGCTCTGTCCTGAGGATTGTCTGCCGGATGATATGAGCTGGGATGATTTCTGTGACGAGTGGAGTAGATTCAACGGAGTGGTAAGATACAAGCCGAACAAGAGCGGTCAGGTTCCTCAGCAAGTAGCCAATAATTCAACGAATATCGGTATCGGTGACTTGCTCAATTATCAGTTGAAGTTCTTCGAGGATATATCGGGTGTGAATGGTGCGCTGCAGGGTAAACCAGGAGTGTCGGGTACGAGTGGTTCACTCTATGCCCAGCAGACACAGAATGCCACCATGTCGCTGCTTGACATCTTGGAGAGTTTCAGCCAGTTTATCATTGATGGTGCTTACAAGACGGTGAAGAATATGCAGCAGTTCTATGATGTGGCTCGTAACTTCAATATCGTGGGCAGGGCAGGACAGATTGTGCGCTATGACCCTAAGAAGATTCGTGATGTAGAGTTTGACATCAATATCACCGAGAGTACGGCTACTCCTGTATATCGTCAGATGGCAAACGACTTCCTGATGCAGTTGTGGCAAGCTCAGGCTATCACCTTGGAGCAGTTATTGCAGGTAGGTGATTTCCCATTCGGTGACGAACTTCTGCAGTCGGTATCATCCCAGCAGGAGGCAATCAAGAATGGCGAGACTCCACAAGGTTTCTCTCCTCAACTGCAAGCGCAAGTGGATCAGGCATCCCAGAGCAATCCAAAGGCTCAGGCGATGTTGCAGCAGATGATGAGCGGTCAGGGTGTGCAGCCTAGCGAGCAGTATGCACCGCTTTCGGCATAGTGATTAGTTATTAATGTTTAGTGTTTGATATGATAGCAGACAAGGAAAACAACAAGAAGTGGTATGGCAATGGCAAGGACAATGCCGACCAAGGCAGTAATGCCAACAATGGTATTGCTACGGAGACCCAAGGCAGGGAAGACAATCCCGACCTTTACGAGAATGACGTACTCGGCAAGGTGGCGAAGCGCAAGAAGAACGACATCTGGTCAAGGGGTGGTGAGAAGAGAACTAAATTCAAGGACAAATAAAGAAAGGAGGTGTTTTATCGTAACTGTATTCTTCTGATATTCAGATGGCTACAGAAATCTTTGTGAGTTTATGGTGCTCAGCGCAAGATATATGTATCTTTGCAGCATCATAAACTCTTAATTTTTATATATTATGGATTTTGTAGATTTCGTTGATAAGTATCAGCAGGATATGACTCCTGAACAGATGTTGAGTATAGCCAAGGCTATGGGTAAGTATCTCTCATATAAGTTGAGCGATGTAGAGGTACATCATCTTTGTGCGATGGTGTATGGTGTATTAAGCGAAGAGCATTTTGACAAGCACTTTGCTGATGATGCCATCAAGAAGATGTGGTACGAGGATGAGGATGGAACCAAGCACATGGCTCCTTTCTTTACGGACGATGAGATAAAGAAAGCCTTTGACCAGCATAAGGATGATATTTCCGACTACAACATCTTTGACTTGGCGGTTACGATGAATCTGCTCAGAAGCGACCATCATAAGCTGCTGAAACAATATAGCAAGGATGAGGAGGAATTGAAGGAAATGGTGGTGATGATGGCTATCGAATACCTTCAAGACCCTGACTGCTTGCATCCTACAAGCAAGATATGGCACAACATTAATGGATAAGATAATAGTTACGGGAATATACCTTATCTTTGCATATTATTAATAATATATAAAGATAAGATATGACTCCAAACGTGCGTGAAGGATTGCAATATGGTGCAGCTATTGGAATGTTAGTGAGTGGTGTTGTCCTCACCTTCCTATCATTCTTTCTCAACAATTATGTGGTGTCTGATGGTGTACTTTGGTACGTCAGTCAGACTTTGGTTTACTCTGGGGCAATCTTCGGAGTGAACATTTATTTCAAGACCAAACTGGGCAACTTTGAGAGTAAGGTGAAGGACGAACTCGCAAATATGCTGAAACAAGTAAAGGAGGGCAAGTAACTATGAAGGTAACAAGAGAACAGATTTTAGAGATTATGCCGAATGCCAAGGATAAGGTGGATGCTTTCCTGCCTTACATCAACGGCTATGCCGAGGTTTTCCATATTGATACACCGAAGCGAATGGCACATTTCTTGGCTCAGATAGCCCACGAAACGAGCGAGCTGAGATATACCAAGGAAGTGGGCGACAAAGCTTACTTCCAAAGGTATGATGTGGGTAAGTTGAAGAATATGCTAGGCAACCTGAAAGATGGCGATGGCTACAAGTATAGGGGCAGAGGATTGATTCAGATTACGGGTAGAGCCAACTATCAGGCTTTCCAGAAGAGCAAGTACTGCCGAGGTGACATTATGGAGCATCCCGAACTGCTGGAGCAGCCATTGGGCGCAACCAAGAGTGCGATGTGGTGGTGGTGGAAGCACGGCTTGAATGAGCTGGCTGATAGTGATAGCTTCCTAGCAATCACCAAGACCATCAATGGCGGCACATACGGCTTGGAGCACAGACGAACATTCTTGAAGAGAGCTAAGGCTGCATTAAAGGTATAGGCTTATGAAGAAGTGGTATGATTCAGATGTATGGCAGTTGCTGATCTACATTTTGGCTATGCTGCTGGTAGCATTTCTTATGTCTGGATGTAAGACTTCCTACGTCCCGACGGAGAAATTCGTATATCGTGACGTAGTAAAATGCGATACCCTGCATACTTCTGACAGCATTTTCGTGCATGATTCGGTATCAAGTTCACAGAAGGGAGATACCCTTTTCGTTGACCGTTGGCACAAGAAGGTGGTTATGAAGACCCAGTATAAGGTAAGGGTGGATTCCTTTATCAGAAGGGATTCCTTCATCCGAAGAGACTCCATCCCAGTACCCTATCCAGTAGAGAAGCAGCTCTCCAAGTGGGAGCAGTTTCAGTTGAAGTATGCGATGTGGTCGATGGGAGCGATGTGCGCCCTGCTCATCATTTTAGGTTTAATCATCTATAGGAAACATAAGAATGGCAAATTTATCAATTTCAATCACAAAAAGTAGCATCTATGAGGAGGTGGCGAAGACTACCGCCTATCTGGGTGCAAAGAATAAGCTGGATGATGGCAAGTCAGCCTTCGACCAGATATTTGTTACAGATGCCGACTTGGCGATGATAGAGCGATTCTATAACGAGTCGAAGGATGCGCTTCTCAATCTCCTGAAAAGATTCATGCCGACCATCGGCTCTTCTACTGATGGCAACATCAACTGGACTCTGAGTATGCCTAGCCGGTTCGATACCAATATGAGCGGCTCCATCACTTCATCCGCCACCTCGTTCATCGTGAACAGCATCGTGGCTAAATGGTGCGAGATTACGGCTAACGACAAGGTGAAGGAGTATGCCGATAATGCGGCTTCTCTGCTGCTCGACATCAAGGATAAGGTGTTCAACAAGACCAAGCCAACACGAACTAAAATATAAAATATAGAAGTATGCCAAGAAAGAATTTAACTATCACGTTGTATATGAGTGAACTCATCTACGACTTACAGAACAAAGCGTTCCTGACAGGACGGAGCCGAAGAGCTGCGGATATGGATGCTGAGGCTGCCAGCAATATTCAGGCTAGCGATGATGATGAAGATAAGAATCAGGCATTGCGAAGCATTCAGAATGCCTATAGCCAGTTGCTGGTAGAGCTGAGTGAAGCTATTGAGAAGGGTTCCGGCACTACGGCTTCCAACAAGCTGATCAGCGATACCGACAACATCATCATCAATCTCTCGCTTCCATCCAATTACTCGCTGGGCTTGAAGGATGCGCTGACCAGTTCCATCCACGATTACATCATCAACAAGGCACTGATGGATTGGTTTACCATTACCAACCCTAATGAAGTGAAGGTGTATAGCGAGTTGGCGGTTGAGTCATTGAGAAACTTGCACGAAACGTTCAACAGACGTGAGCGACCTAGCCGGACAGCTCCTAGCGCATAGAGAGGAGGTGCAGTATGAAGACTTGCAACAAGGGTCACAAGGTGATGATAGAGCTGCAGAAGAGCGAGCTGATCTACGACATTAGAAATACGGCTTACGCTTATGCGGATTCGATTAGGAGTGTGGTAGCTGATTCCCACCTCATCCATAACATCTATGATGTGGCAGAGGATGGCAATCGGGATAAGCTGGCAAGAATCTTGGATTCCACCATAGAGGATTGCAGGGAAGTGCTCTACCGATTCACCAAGATGGAAATGCTGGGAAGCGGCTTTGATTCCAATGAGTGGGAGGAGTGTATCGGTTCTCCTACCAATGAGGAGGAAGCCTACTATCTGGCTCTGAGAATGCCAAAGGGATTCTCTTCTACGAGTGTACATACCATGACCGTGTATATTCACGACTATATCGTGAATCAGGTATTATACGAATGGTTGATGGTGGTCTATCCCGAAGGTGCAGACAGATTCTGGGCACTGGCGGAAGAGAAGAAGGAAAAAATAAAGAATGCAAGCAATCGCTCAGCGGTAAGAGCGAGAATCAGGCTTCATTCTTTCTAGACGTATGGTTAACGAAAAAGCAAGGGCAGCTATCTTCACAGACAGCTGCCCTTATTAATTTTAAAATTATGTATATGAGAAAACTTATCTAAGCTTATTTTGCAGTCGGGCAACAAACTCATTTCCTACGCTATGAATGGATTCATCGTAGCTGAGACTGCCCATTACTGCAAAGCGGAAATACTTGTAAGGTGATCCTGCCATACCAGCCAGAAGCTGGTTGACGGAAGAATGGATGTAGAACCAGTTGAAAAGGTCGTTGCTTCCATACAGCACCACACCCACCTTACCTTTTGCAGCGTTGCGGAAATAACCACGGATGATGCTCTTGAACATCGTCTTGTGGATATTCTCCTGACCGAGAGTCAACGGACGTGTACAGAAGAAATAGGAAACGCTTCCCAATGGCTCCTTGACATATACATCAACAATCTTTCCGCTCTGATTGATGGCATAAGACTCAGGGTAGGAGTTGACGGAGGAACGGAACACATTGTGCATTGTTCCCCACATTCTACTCTTCAAGGAATACACATACGCATAGGTGTAGTCGGGTCTGAACACGATGATGCGGTTATCGTAATAATCATAGATCAGACTCGTCTTCTGCAGGAATGTTCTGAATCGGATATATTGGGTATCAGATTCAGGAATGCCCCCAAGTGCAAGCAGCTTCTTCTGATAGTCGTTTTTGAATATCTGGGTGAAGACGAACGGATAACCATCAAGCACATCTGTGATACATTCGGAATCCCTGCCTCGCTGCATCATGATACCTCGTTCCGTAGGGAACAGAACGGCATCATCAATCTGCAAGATACCCTTAGGGTTGGAGCAAATATCTCTGTTGGCTGGCTGTCGGGCATCGTATGTTCCTTCCTGATTGGTCATTAACACCCATACACCTTCATCGGTGAAGGCATAGAGAGGAGCTTCGCCAAACTGACCCTCGCTGATTGGTCGGGTATTGGCGGCAAGCGCATTGATAATGGATGATCCAACCAGAACCGAGTTCTTGGCAGGGAACACCATCGGATTCTCGGCTTCGCTGACCTTGACTACATTAGGCTGCTGAGAGACATACTTCTGATTGTCGGTCTTGCTCAATGCAGCATTATACTCAGCTTTCGTAATCTCGGTGAAGTCTCCCGTATCAATCGGTGTAGAATCCCAAGTATATCCAGAAGGGATAATGGCTCCGCTTCCGCTACCAAAGCTTCCTCCACTGGTTTCGCTTGCTTTAGTGCTGCCACCACCAAAGTCTCCACCAGAAGAACTGCTCTTGATGAGCTTATGGCGATATACTTGCATAAAGGCAGGAAGTCCGGCATCATCGTGGTAACGGTACATATAATCAGACAACTCTGGATTTTCTGTTTCTGTTGGTGCATCTGTTCTTCCTCCAAATCCCTCGTTGTTCAAAGTATTTGAAGTCTGTCTATCTGCTGCAACTGGTGTCGAGCGGTTCTTACTGATGTTGATATAGTAAGACATTCCGAACGTCTCGGAAGGTTTCAGCTTAACTTTCTTGGAGTAGTATTTGCTGTACTTAGGGAGATAGAAGTAAATGGTCATAGCCGTAGCAAGAGTGCTAGGATATGCCAAGATTGGGCTGAGAGGGTATTGCAGCTTGCCCTTGTAGTAAATATCTCTCTTGATACTGTTCTCGCTGATACTGACCTGATATACTGCATCACAGATGTAAACGGTAGAGAGTGCATTATTGGGGGCAAGATCAGTGTACTCATTCAGGTACATCTGATTATTCGAGACTTTCCGGCTTGAGAAAATATTCGTATCGAAAGCATTGAAGATAGTCTTCTTCACGTTTCCGATATGCAAGCGGTTGTTGTATGTAATGGAACATTGACCGCCAAATGAGCTTCTCTGAAAGTCTGCAAGAGAAATACTTTCCTCGGTCTCCAATACTCGTTTGAGAGGAATAGCTGTGCCGAATTTATCCTTGCTGATGCTTGTGCTCAGATAGAAAGACTTCTTCTCGAAAGACTGATATACATCTTCCTCTGACAGATATTGAAAAGCATCGCAATTAACTCCTGATGCCATTTTGTCGTTCCAAAGGTAGCACTTATATCGTGATATTCCTTTGGTTTGTTTCTCCGTATCAATAAATGATTCCGGCTGGGAAAGATAAACATCTACACCGCTGATGAGGTCTTCAAGACCTTCGGGTATATCCATATTGATAACGATGGAGTGAGTATGAAGGCTTGTGCTAGTACCAACAGCCTTTTTCTCCTGATACCAGATAAACTTGTTGAAAGTCGTTTCTGGTGCAAGAATGAATGGATTTGATATATTGATGTATGATACACCATCATATAGACGGATGGCGATTACACCAAAAACGGTATATTTGAAATACTCCGTGCCATTCTCCTCCAACTGCTTATTGATCAGTGCATCCAAAGCATTGAAAATAATGGATGCACCTTTAAGAGAAGTATCTGTTCTATTGGAATAATACTTGTTTGACACAAAAGCGGAATCCCAATCATCACCAAGATTAATGGAAGCATTGCATACCACCGACTTTGTGTTTGAGATAACTGCACTATAATTAATGGCAGATAAGTCGAAACTAGTGTAATCGCTTCCGTTCCAATAGGCATACTTAATGTTTTCCTCTCCCACAAAACACAAGATGTTTCCGATGGCACTCACGGCATTGACTTTGAAATCATTAAGACTGATGGTGTTCTTGGTTCCGTCTCCACCTTTCTCTGTCCAATACCAAGTATTGCCATTACGGATGATGTAGTGGGAGTGAATGGTATTATTGTGAGTAACCTTATGAATCAGTTCGATGCTGGCTCCATCAGGTATGGTGATGGCAGAATCAGCCACCACTGGCTGGTGGATAGGGTGGAGTGCTCCATCCTCGTTGATGAGGTTCAGGCAAGTTCCCAACTCACCCTCCTGACTTTCGTGGTCGGAAGGTGAGTGGGAAAGACCTTGAAATAATACTTCTTTAATCATATTTGTATTGTTATGGGTTTGGACGGATGATCTCGTAGTACGGCTCGCCATTTCTGTTCTTACGAGGAATGCAGGTCAGGCGCACCATCTTGTTGAGTGGGAGATTGTAATCATCAAGGATGGCTGTAACCGATGGACGTTCGCTGCGGAAACCAATCTTCTTGTGCTCCTGATTGTACTGGAGTGGACAGAAGATAGTCTGAGACTTGCGAAGTTCCTCCCAGTCCTCTCTCAGGCAGAATCCGTATGTTCCTTTGCTGGAGATACGGAAGACGAAGATGGAGCTATCTGTGCGCTCAATCTGCATAATATGGTTGTAGATGCCCTGCGAGAGAGTGACAGAGTTGGCTCTACCATCAAGTACCACGAAGTTTTTTCTGTGCAGGAAACCTTGAATGTTCCGGCACTTGTCTTTAATATAACTGAATATCATTTTGCAAATATACGAAGTTTTGGTTAGAAAAGATTATTATCCGTTTACTTTTGCCTTCTTCTCGTTGTACTGGCGAAGACGAAGCTTGGCATTCTCTGATCTGAGACAACCGCAAGACTGGGTCACACCTCGGAGCAAATTGTAGGAAAGAACAGAAACACCTCTACCACAATCGCACTTACAAATCCAATAAACACCATTCTTACTGGATTTGCCGGAGCGGCAGCAGACATAGAGTCTGCCAAACCGCTTTCCTTTCAGGTCTATCAACTTTCCCATACCTTATTTCTTGCTAAGTTCCTTTGCCTCTTCAAGAGATAATGGCTTGCCGCCAAGAGGAATGCGGAAGTCGAACTTGGAACGGAAGGAGTAGTAGCAGACGAAATCGAAGCTCTCCTTCATTCTCTCGTCAGTGGTGATGTATTTCTGATAAGCGATAACATCATCTTCTGAGCGATAGATGGTAGAGTTAACGAAGTAGTTGCTGGTTCCCTTATTGGCAATGACTGCGATATAGAACTTCTTGCCAAGGATGCGCTCTGTGATGCGCTGAATAATTGAGATTTTCTTTGTATTCATATATTAAATTTGATTAATTATTAAGAAGAATGCAGATAGGCTGCACTCTTTTTACTATTCGATTCCACAAGATACGATACCATCTTCTTTGTTGATTCCTCGGAAGTGCTCGCATCGCTGGCAAGCAAGGCTGCCTACATATAGTATTTCGTTGGTGTACTTGCCGTATATGCCGAATGGGCAGGGAGTGGTGTACTCGAAATGTCCACCGACAAACTCATTGACGTTATATTTGGGGTATTTCATAATCTAATTTTATACGTTCACCGATTAAAAATAAATGTTCGTAGTTTTCTCTATAAATAGGAAAAACATTTGTTTGTGTCTTTCCACATGATTTTGGTTCAGGACAGAATCCTCTATAGATACATTGTGGGACACAAGCAGCAGCAAGACGTGGTTCAATTTTTCTCAACTCTTCAACCACTTGCATCCATATCTTTCTTGTCTCATAGGATGCCTTGTAGCAGAGTCTCAGCTTGGATATATTTATGATCTCCTGAGCGTTGAGGGATAGCTGCAAGTTGACCAATTCATCCTGACGCATATCGTGGCGAGATACCTTGGAGCCAGTAATATCCGGTCGGGAGGTTGAGACGAATGGCTGAGCGTGAACGTGGCGAACAAAATGGTTGCTCACCCAGTATGGTATGCCATACATCTTAATATCAAACTCCAGCAATCTCAGTGGCGAGTGCTCGCTGAGAATCATCTGTTTCTTGAACTCATCGCTAGGCTCCTTACCCAGCGGTTCTTTTCGTTGTGTGAAGCGAGCAGCATCCACCACTCGCTCCCAATCTGTAACTTTTGTGATTTCTATTTTCATAACTATTATTTTTTTAGTTTCTGACCTTTCTTATACCTGATCCGGCAGCTTTCTCCTTATCCCATTCAGCGATAGCTTCGGACAAATACTTATCCATAGCCTTAGTTAATCTTTCCATAACTATTCGTCTTTACTCGCCTGATCGCCAAGAATATACTTGATTTTCTTTTCGATGAACTCATCAGAAGTGAGTTTCTTAATAAGTTCATCTATATCAGGTAACTCTGCATCAACTCCGACTTCCTGATTTTTGGAGGAAACATATTCCTTTAGTGCTTTCATCCAAGAACTATTAGCCATGTCTGCCAACGAATCTTTTTTGCTCTCGTAGGCTTTCTTTAACTCTCCGTTATCACGGAAATATCTGAGAACTTCCGTCAATGCAACAATGAAGTTCTTGTCTATCATCGGGTTGCTATTTGCCTCTTCCAGTTTAAGCATTAGGAAGAGTAATGATGAATGTAAATCTGTTTTGTTCATAATTAATCCTTTCTTCTACGATTTTTGATATGTAATGCTAAAGCGCAAAACGATAACAATAGTACTAATAATTGTCCTGCTTCCATATTACTTTTCCTCCATTATTTCTTTCTTGTTAAACTTATCGCCTTGGTGATGCGGTGGTCGAATGGTAAGGCATTCCGACACATCTTTCTTTTATCGTAAGATGCCCATGCGAGCAACCACTTTACATTATACCCTTTCTTTTTGTACTTCTCTTCTAAATCGAGGAAAGTACATTTATGCTTCATTATTTTCTTTGCCAATCTAATCTTCATACGCTACTTCTTTTAATCAAATTTATTGCCAATGACTTCCATATTTTCAGAAGGGTAGTGAACTAAGAAATCCTGCCCAAAACAGAAAGCAGCAGCTTTACTATCCCAATTAATATCACCTCTTCTTTCCGCATTGTTATCTTTGTGCATAATCATATCCCCCTCATAGATAGGTGTTCCATTCTTGTCTGTCAGTCCTGTGAACTGACAGACTGTAGAAGGGTCAACTTCATGAAGCGTTGCACCGCCTGCTGCTACAATACCTATAGTAGTTTTGCTAAGTGCTGGAATCTTCATTACAACAAAGCTTCCGATTATCCATTCTCCGTTATCTACACGTTTAGCCTTGAACTTGATATTTTCTATTTTCATAAGCTATAATTCTTCTTTTTCAAATTCACTCTTTGGAACTCTGTAAGATGTACTATGCCATTCACACTCATCATCTTTACCTATAGCATATTTAGAAAGCATATCTCTCAATGCTTTATAAGCTAAAGTGTTGTGACGAATCTGAATACGTATAAAGTTCTCATTATCACACATTGTAAGTGGTGATTGAGTGTTTAGATACACTCTGCCTTTCTTGCCAAGGTTACTTCCGTTGTAACGTTGGTAGAAATATCCACTAGCCTTATGTCTGATTCTGTAAGGTTTTGTCATAACTATTCCTTTAAATTTCTCTTCTCTTTAATTCTATTCTCGTGACACTGAATCATACGTTTATAAAATTCTATCATCTTTTCATTAACGAAAACAGTATCATATTCACCTATATAGTAATCTCCATTTAAGAGATTACTGACGTGTATTCTTACAACTTCTTGCGTCTAGTTATCTATAAAAAGATAATAGGTTTCACAATTAGGGTGTACCATAAGGTACTCGTAGAAGTGGAATTTATCATTTTTAATAAATGTCACTAAGCAACCTTTTGTTAACTGACTTATGTCTTTTAATACTTCCATACCTATTTCTCCTTTGCTTTAACGTTATACACTCCATCAATGACATCCACCTCGTAGCAATCGGGACAATAATGCTTACCATCTATCATTTCCCAATCAGAGTAGTCACTAATATCAACATCTTTGTTACTGAATAGTGCAGAGCAAGTATCTGTACCGCCAAAAACTTCTCCGCATCTATCGCAAACAATCTGATACATTGTAATCGGTCTATACATAAGCTATTCCTCCTCTAAAATTCCAAAGACTGCTCCGTCGGCAAAGGTAAATCTTTTCATAATTTTATCCGAATTAAAGCCACCGATACAATTTATATCTATATTTTCTTCGCTAATAATAAGAGTAATTAAGGAACGACTTCCATCTTCCTTAGACTTTATCCACCCAAACGGCTGATGTTTGAGCATTTCAGTCCAGCACTCTTCTGTGTTAGCAAAAGGGCGGTACTTTGGTTCTGGCTTAATACGGTATTGCCTCTCAAATAGTGCTTTAAAATTAATTCCTGTTTGATCGACCCACTCGTCTTCATAAGGGTCTATTGCTTGTATTGTTTTACCATCTGCGAATGCTTGTATAATGTTCATCACAGATTTAACCTCTTCTTTATTTTTTATAATCTCCATCATACTCACTCCTCCAACTCTTTAAGTGCTCCTTCCAAGTAACCAACAATCATTTTTTCTTCAAATTTTGAATAATAGTTTCCATTCATATAACGAATAGTCTTTTCAATAGCTGATTTTATTTTTTCTTTGTTCATTGCTTATTCTCCACAAGAAAATGGTCTTTAATATGTTTCTCTGCCTTTAACCTAGACTTGAACTTATGTTCTTTAACCATCCAGCAAATATGCTGGTAGTAATCTATATATTTAATAATATAAGCTTTTCTGCTTACCTTTATTATCTTATACTCGTTACAATAGGTTCGATATTCAAATCTAATCATATTCTCTTCTTTTTACCCTCTCCCTGTTGCCAAGGAGAGGGTGGTTAGTTACTCAGTTACTTCCTCGTAAGTCTTAGCGAAAATATCAGGCTTACAAGGATAGAACTCTCCGTTTATACCTTTGATGATATAGTCACCAATAGATGCTTCCATATCTCCTTCTAAGGTGTGAATCACAAGGGTAGCTCCTTTGTTCTCAACGGTTCCACCCATAAAATCGTCAATCTCTGACAAATTCTTGCCATTCCACAGAATAGCTTCAATGGTAACTGGCTTCTTTCTGTACTTTTTAATCATATTACTATCTATTTATATCCTTTGCAGGATGTTAGTTACTCCTCAACTTCAACAAACTTTCCGTTTTTAAGTTGATACCAAGTATCAGCCTTGATATTCTCTCCATCAACGTACTCAGTCTTAACATATACTGGAACATCACGTTTCTTTTCATCGCTCCATTTCCATTCTGCAAGCGTTATCCATGAGCCAACCTTTGCTTTTGCTATTGAACTATTGCCAGCACACATGATAACGGAATCTTCTCCAGTGCTACCAATCTGAGCATAGTTACCGCTTGAACCAATCTGAGCATAGTCACCGCTTGAACCAATCTGAGCAGAGTAACCGCTTGAACCAATCTGAGCAGAGTAACCGCTTGAACCAATCTGAGCATAGTTACCGCTTGAACCAATCTGAGCATAGTCACCGCTTGAACCAATCTGAGCATAGTTACCGCTTGAACCAATCTGAGCAGAGTAACCGCTTGAACCAATCTTAGCATAGTTACCGCTTGAACCAATCTGAGCATAGTAACCGCTTGAACCAATCTGAGCAGAGTAACCGCTTGAACCAATCTGAGCAGAGTAACCGCTTGAACCAATCTGAGCAGAGTA